ATGAATAATCCCAAAATACTAGATATCGCACTCGCATTTATATTCCATAAGCACCCGGCTGCTAACAATAAAGCACAGGCAATTCGCGAGATGAATGACGAAGAACTTGCTGCGGCGTTAAATGAAATTGTAGCCCAACAGGACAATTGCCCGCAAACCGTAAGCGGCTGGAAAGAGTGGTTGTCAGAGGAGATCAAATAAACAAAGTCAAGTTAGGAGAATGCCATGACTTACGGAGAAATGAGCAACTATATCGCTCATGTTAGTGATAACGATTTGGTTGCATTATGCAAGAGCGTTTACGAGTTCAAGAACGGGAATGGTGTGTTGGAACCAACTTCGACGCTCAAGATTTTATCAGAAAATTTACAGTTTCCCGATGTGAGAGCGTTGGAATATGCCATTACGGAAGAAGCGCACAAACGATACGAACAGATTGTATTGCTTCTTATGAAAGATGCTCCGGCACATTATTTGAAATGATGAGATTTAAGGATGGTATGACTATGGATTGGGTTAGTGTAAAAGATGGGCTCCTACTAAGACAATGGAAGATGTGTTTGTGGCATGTTCTGATGGAGACATTTTGAAAGCATTTGTTTACAGTGATGGGACTTGGGCAGAAAGCCGAGAAAGCATTCCACTTGACAATGTTGAATACTGGATGCCACTTCCTGAACTTCCCGATGAATTGAAGCAAAAGCTGTTCTTTGAAAAGTTAAATAAAAACTAAGATTTAAGGAGAGCTTTATTGTGCTGAAAAAGAAGACAGTAGAAGCTAAACAATTGGCACCGAAAGAAATAGCTCGTAAGTCGCCTACTTTTACGGAGCTTCCTGAGATGGCAAGTCGTGCTGGCGAGCCTACATACTATTATGATGTGGGAGATGCTGTAGAGATTGGTAATCTTAGCGGATGCAAGATTGATGAAGTCTGCGACGGTGGTTTATATTACGGTGTTTCTTATGATGATGGATATAGGTACGAAACGTGGTTTAACATTCGTAAAGCAGGTGTTGAGAAAAAATCTCAACTGACAGAGAATGAAGATATTAAGATTTCTTACTCAAACGTGACTATTAAATCTTTACTTCACAGGTATTATTTCTTTGGCATCAATTGCAATCCGAGTTACCAGCGTGGGTCCGTATGGACGGATGATGACCGTAAACTGCTTCTTGAGACAATTTTTATGGGTGGTGAAATCGGTCGATTTGTTCTGAAAAACATTGGCATGGACGAATGGCATGAAAATCAGAACTACCTTTATGAAATCATTGACGGTAAGCAGAGACTTCTGACACTTGCTGCGTTCTACGAAGATCGGTTCCGTTATAAAGGATATCTGTACAGTGAACTCTCTAAGAAGGATAAGAGAACCTTTGATGAGACTGCAATTGCTATCGCGGATTTGCGGAATCTTTCTAAGAAGGATACGTTGCGTGTGTTCTTGCTTCTAAATCGCGGCGGCAAGGTCGTTTCCAATACTGTGCTTGACCATGCAAAAGAGCTTCTGAACGAAATGGAGTGAGTGACTATGAGTAGTGTACCTATTGATCGGAATACAGTTAAGAAAGTGGAATCTATCTTCGAGCATCCTGATGAAATCTATTCGGTATATCTAAAGTCTGGTGGCGATGTCGTCTGGTTACAAGGTAAAATTGAGCTGTATGAATATCTGAGGAATCTGTGATATGAGAAGAAATTGGGTTGTGACTTGCACTAAGTTTAAGACAGTGCGTGAGCTTCTTGAAGAGCAAGAGAAAACTAAGGATATGTGTAAGCGAATTCTCATTGCACTGCAAGCATGTAATAATGAAATTATTGAGCTGTCTCATGACTGTGGGTGGCATGAAGATTTTGTAGAATTTTCATCTGAATTGTATGATGCGATTTGCCAAATAGATATGGAAGAATATTACTCGACTTGCGAAGAAATCGTAAACAACTGCTTAAAAGAGATGTATAATCTGTGCGATGATGCCAGTGTTTGGCTTGCAATATAAAAATAAATGGAGTTTATTGTAAGGTGAATATATGAACTACGATCAGATATTTCAGAAAATTGATAACGCGCGACATAATATAATCAAACGTGTCGAAGAAATCGCAGAGACATATGAATCTCCAATTGACTGTCCGGAAGATCTTGAAATCGTAGTCGAAGAATGCGATAGAGTGGATTCTGAATTGCTCGATTGGCTCAATGTAAATATCGAATGCTTTGATGAAAAAGGAAATCGTATATCGGATATTGATGCAGTTGGACTAGATAACTGTATTCAATCCTATAAAAACATTGCCCTACACATTACGAAACTATCTCCGTATATTTCTTCGCTAGAGCATCAAAGAGACCGATTACTTAATCAATGCTAAAAAATGGGGTACCAGTCCAATTAAGGATTGATACCCCATTCGTTTTATATCAGCTCAATATCGCTTGGATCAACATAGCCTGACACATTCACTGAGATTGGATACTTGCCAATACGACTTTCAAGATTTGTTACTCGATACCGTCCATTGACGAGCTTTCCATCATAAATAAACCACTCACCAGAGCGGCGCATCCCGCAGTGTGTTTGGCTGTTTGAATATAGTATTCCGTCTAATTTGATTTTATCTCCTGCACGAAGAGTATTCTGATGTTCCATCAAAACGAACCCCATGTAGCTGGCCCACAGATACCGTCAGCACTCAAGCCATGCGCCTTTTGCCATTCCATCAGTTTTGTCTTAGTGCCTGCTCCAAAGATACCGTCCGCTTTTACGCCTAGATGCCGCTGCAGCACGGTGACTGTATACGAGATGCCGCCAGTGCAATCTTTCGCGCCTTGACGAATTGTAGGCATAATTTTACTTACTGATGCATATGCAGTGCCAACCTTACTGATCCAGCGAGACTTCCAGCTCCGCACATCAACATGAACAAAGCCGCCCGTTAGCTGCACTCGACTGTAATAGCCGACGCCTCCCCGCTTCTGGAAATAAGGCATGGAAGCCAAGTATAGTGCAATCCGAATTGGGTCAACACCCTTGATGGTGATATCCGCTGCCGTACCCAAACAATGCTGACTGCGAGGACTGCCGCCGATGGAAATATTATAAGAAGGGGAGCGGTAGCCGGAGTTGATATGGACAGGCTTGCCAAAATGGGCTCGCACCTGTTCAAGAATGTAGATAAGTTCTGTATCGATTAGAACAGTATCGCTGTGGTCAGAGCAGGCGAACTCATAGACGGAAAAATGAGCCGACACCTTTTTGTTCCAATCTTTCTTCATTGAGTATGTATTTACTGCCATGCGGCGCACCTCAATTCTTCTTCAACTCATTCTCGATTTTCTCATTCTGAATGTCCAGCTCCTTGACGGCAGCCTCAATCATCATGTCGATAGTCGGAGTGATCTTAACGCCCATCTTCTCAAGAGCAGCGATAACATACTTCTTCTTATCAGCTTTCTTGATAACACCAGTTGCGCCGACCTTCTCAGCGGCACGAACAGTCATCTGGACAAGCTTATAGACGCCAATTTTCTTGAGATAGGGGATACCATAGACCATAAAAGCGGTGCCAGCACCTGCGACGACCAGCTGGGCAATAGTAGCAACAACCTGATTGAAAAAGTCCATCATAATATACCTCCTGATAAAAATAAAAGACCCCGAACACATCGTTCGAGGTCATGGATCACGTGATCTTATTCTTTTGGTTTCAAAAAACCATTAGTGCGTAGCATTTCGTCATATACGCGCCCCACGTTCTTGATGGCGAAGGGCATCTTGTTGTTTTTGTAGTTGGAATGGGTCTTACAATAATCTTCATACTTCCCAATAACATCAAGGATGTCATCAAAGTCTTCTTCGGTGTGGCCAAGCCCGCGAACAAGCTCATTATTAAAGCGCAGCACCTGACTACGATAACCGTCAGCTTTGGTTTCTTCACCCTTTTCGATGTGATTGTCTAGCTTTTTACGAGTCTCTTCTTGCTCGGAGCGAATATCTTTGAGCTCGGATTTGGTTTCCTTAATCTCGTTCATCACACCGGCATTCAGGGCGTTTCCAATGTGAGTGGCCACCTAAGACCACGGATTGATCTCGATTTTAGAGACTTGTATCACTGACATAACAACGGCGATCAGTCCGCTGCTCCCGGCCATTACTGAGCCGAGATGATTTAGGATAAAATTCAATAATTCGTCCATACGATTTTAATCACCTCGATTCTTTTTATGTTGACAAATTTCACACATCATGATATAGTGGTGCTACAGCATGATTTACTTTCGTCGAGCAAATTATGTGTTACCTACTCTAATATGTGTGTGGGGAAGAGGTCCTTGGCCAAAAGCCGAGGGCTTCTTTCTTTTTATGTGGCACTATACCACAATCGCGGAGTATTGGTTGAATCGCCGATATAAGCTTTTTGTACTACCACGTTGCCCCCACCTTCTGGAAGTCCGAAATACAATTTTTCGGCTGCTGTAGGAACAATTGCACTTGGAAGGCCGCTTAAAACAACATTATAAATATGTGCAAAATCACCATTAGTGCTGTTTGAACTGTCTTTAGAATAGGTCATGGAAATTGTTTGTCCTTTAGAAATCGTTCCACTCTAAGAATTAGAGCCCGTCCCGCTAACAGAGCTTATCACAGTTGTCCCTGCCACTACGATAGTAAATTTATCATAGTTTCTCTCAGAACCCCATCCATAGTCAAATCTAATGGAAGATGTTTGATTTGCGGTTAATGTAATTGTTGCAGCCGTCGAATTTTGGTTTTTGTTGTTGTTTTCGAGGGTTCCGCCACTCTATACAAAAGTGTATGACCCGTTAGAAGATGTAAAATACTTAGAGACATTTGATTCGGTGATAGTAACTGAAGTAGTGGCGATTCCGACATAGATACTCATCACACCACCTCCTTATGTACTGTACTGGATATATACCGTCCCTTCAGGCAGAGTTGTTGGAGCAGTAGTACCCCACTGGAATGCCAGCAAGGTAGGACCATTCAATGTGCCATCTTCGGAGATAGTAAGGTTTGTGCCAATTTTCACCCCACCAAGAGTATCTGCTGTGGCAGGGTTCAAAGAAAATTTCGCATCTGCCTCTGACTTGGTATAACGATCCTTCAGGGCGTCACCAGTCGTCTTGGCTTCTGCAGGGACATTCTCTTGAGTTAGCGTTTTATCAGGCGGTGAGGCTACAGAAAGCGCTTTGTCTGCACTTTCCTTCGCACTAGCAGCACTGGTTGCGGCGCTAGTCTCGCTGGCCGCTGCATTAGTTTCGCTGGCTTTGGCCTTTTCGGCACTAGAAATAGCAGATGCCTCGCTTTTGGCGGCGTTTTTTTCAGAGCTTCGTGCGTTTTGTTCGCTAGTCTTGGATTTTTGTTCTGAGGCCGCAGCTGCTTCTTTGCTCGCAACAACAATCTGCTCGCAACTAATAGCGGCATTTGCCTTTTCCGTGGCAATAGCTTCACTGGATGAGGCTTCTTTGGCTTTCTGAGTTGCGGTGTTGGCTGCATTGATAGCGTCTAAAGTTACAATATCGACGCTCTCAACGCGCTCCTGAACCTCTTTGGCATACTTTAAGAGACCAACAAACTTATCAGTCAAAGTCTGAATCTCGCCGGATACGACCTGAACAGATCCTTCCATGGTGTCGAGGCTGCCTTTGATTGGAAGGGTAGCAATCTCGGTATTAAAGTTGTAACTAAAGACAATTTTATCATCGTCCAAAATTGTGGTCGAATAAAAACGAACAGCAAACTCGATGTCTCCAGGATGGGCAGTCACATCATTTTGAACTTCCCAACCAAAGATAATTTTCCCTGGAATGGTAGTCACATCTAACTTTACGACGGGGTAAAACCCACCAGTGTGACTTGTCAATGATTCATACTGGACAATGCACGTCTTTTTGCTGAGATCAGTCTGATCATAGTACCGGTCGATCTCAAAGTAAACGGTTTCTGCATTGTGGTCGTTTAAGACACCAAGAAAGGTAAAGCCATCAGGAATAGAAATCGTTCGTTCGTTAGCATCGATAATAAAACGAGGTTCGTCCGTGGGAAGCATAACAAGAGAAGGGGAATTGAACTGATTTTGAATGTCCTGTAGCCGTTTCATGTATTCATTTGCAGTAGTGATCAATCGGGATTCACCTCCTTAACACTAAGAGATTCAATCCGTGATTTAACAGCACTCTATAAGATAGAAGGTACGGCATCGATAGATTTCAATCCCTTTGAAACTAAATAACAATAAACTTCAACGATAGGGTTCATGATGCAACCTCCTTCCCAATAGACTTTTCATAAATATCGCATAAAGCTAAACTAGTGTTGTCTAGGTTTTTTGCAAGCTCGGCAACTTTTGCTTTAAGAATGGCGTTTTCTGATTGGAGTAGAGCAATTTGCTTTTCTTGATTAGGAGCTTCAGTTTTCATCGCAGCAGAAAAGTACGGAGAAATATTTGCCTCTATATCAACAGAAAGATTTTTATAATAGGGAAGAGACAAGTGGTACTCATCGTATTCGTACCCCTCGGAAATCTGGGTAATATTATCGTAAAAACGAATGATTGCCGTAGATGGATCGCGAGGATCTGGAGACACGGAAAATTTTTTATCCGGGGAAGTAGAAGATGTTACTTTCATTCTGTCACCTCCACTGTCGAAAGTGTTTCTTGTGACTCTGGGGGTATAAACATAAGACGTGAAGAGAATCCCATACCATAATGATCATTGTAAAATGAAAACAGCCCAGCGTTGGAACCACTAGACTCTCCACCTCCACAAGCGAGTAGCGCACAAGCAATGCTTTCTGTGACCGTACTGCCTTCAGGTGTTCTCGTAAAAGTGCTCATGTAAGAACTTGTGTTTTTACTGATTTGAATGTGGTCTGGAATATATGTTGTGGAACTTCCCGCACTAAATCCCCCACCAAAAAACTGACCAAGACTATTTATATACATAGTTGAGAGAAATCCGCTAGTATTATATGTCCAACTGATAGTGGAACTGTATCCATCTTTCCATCCTTCAAGATATTTACCAGGATCTTTAATGACCCATGCGGTCCATGTTTTTGACGTATAAACCATATTAACACCTTCTGCGTGTTCTACATACAAACCCCAGAGGTTTTCAACATGACGATACTGAACTGCATGACACCCATCGTCTTCGGGTGTTCCTGTGCAGTAGCTCATTGCATCAGTACCACCATTATTTTTTAATGTTGCACTGGCCGAAGAGTTCCAAGAAGTTATTCCTCTCCCGACGGCGGACTGACAATCCCAATCAGCATATTCAATTAAATATAGGAAGATAACTGCAGAACGAATAGAATAATCCGAAAGGTACCAACCAACTCCCTTTGATTTTGCATTAGAATTACCACTTCCTCGGGTCGTTGTAGTAAATGTGACGCCAGACACTGAACGGTTCTCATTACTCTTGTATCGTCCAATATACCTACCCGATCCAGGATGTAATATAAAGCCTTCTTTTTCAATGGATGAGATATAATAGTACATATAGTTTGAGTCAGACTCAACTTTAAACCAAAATTTTGGAATCCAAACCATTGTATCGTATAGAGTGCGTGAAAATCCAGCGTCACCCATTTTATACTTAGCAACGCCATCAATGACGTTATACTCTTCCATACCCTTCCATGGATACGAGCGGTCAAATGCGGTACCGGTTTCTGGAATTATCAAAATGTTATCAACATATGAATACGGATCGTTATCGGCCATAAGCCTTACAAGTTTTGTTGAAGGATTGTTTTTCTCCCACCGCACTCCAAAAGTTGTTCCAACAGTTTCAAATACTACGTGATATAACTGCCGGACTGCAACGTCTACCGTTCTAGTAGCGTAGACACTATCAACATCCGCCCGAACAACCGCAGGGCCAAAACCTTCAACATCAACATATTGTTCTTCACCCGTGGCGACAAAAGAAGTGATTTTTTTACCTCGGTGCGTAACAGTGATGGTAACCCCGGCGGGGGCGGTGATCCCAAGCACGGAATTTTTCAAGGAAAGCAAAAGCTCGTCCAATTTTTTATCCGCACTTTCAAACCATCGATTTATAGAGTCGCCCACGGTCTTTGCGTCTGCAAAACCACCGTCCACTGTGAGAGTTTTATCTGTTTTAATATTTTTCAATTTGTCATCGATTTCTGCCTTAGTGTAGCGATTATTGAGTCCTTGGCCGGTAGCGGCTGCGTCTGCTGGCGCACCAGAAATCGTTAAAGTTGGGTCGGCCTTTGCAAACTCCTTGGCTTCTTTCGCAGCTTTTTCTGCGGCTACACGGTCTCGCTCAACCGAACTGATCCACTCCTCTTCGGTCCCCTCATACCCATGTTTTACGGCTATGCCATATGCTGAGTAAGGGCCGACGGAGATTACTTTACCCATGAAATCACTCCTTTCATTTGTTTCAGATAATAATCACAGTACCTCCCCGGTGATCTCTCGGTACTGCTCCGGGTGATCTCCCCCCCCCCCCTCGACCACCCGCTTGGCCAGCTCCTGCTCGGCCTGTTTCTTGTGCTTTTCCAGCAAACTCTGCTTGTTGTAATGTACGCTCATCCGATCACACCTCCGATCATGGTCAGGGTCCCTCCGGTGCCGCTTTCGCCCCGGGCAATGGTCACCCGGTAGTTAAAGGCTGCTCCCTTGGCGGCAACCGTGTTGGCAAAGACGTGGTTTACGAGGACTCGGGTCTTGCCCACCTGTACCTTGGTGCATTGCTCCCACACCGGGGCCACGTCCAGCCCGTTGTTGGTCATCTCCACCGTAAGACTCATGTCCTCCGGCAGGGTACCTTCCAACGTCAGGGAGGCCACTGTAATGGCATCGTCCGCCGTCAGGGGGGCGGTCAGGCTCACCTCAGCACCGGTGACGTTTTTCGTAAAGGTGATATCTTTGGTGCTGGTCAGGATGCCGTCTGTCACTTCCAGCGTAACAGTATGGGAGCCGTTCAACACCTGCTGGTACTCCGCCTTTTCGCTGAGCCAGTCCACCGTCAGGTCGGCGGTGGATGCTCCGGACTCTGTCAGATGGTTGTCCACGAGCACCACCGTGCCGGAGAAGATCAGGGTGGTGTCGTCGCCATAGTAAGCGCTGCCGGTGGCAATGTCTACATAGTCGTTCTCCACCACCAAGGAGGGCTGGACAGAGGGCGGATAGAAGTTGTTGGAGGCGGCGAAATAGAGCTGGTATTCGACGCCCTTTTCCAGCGCGATGCTGCCCATGTCCAGCACCACGTCGTTGTAGCCGCGGACAATGTCGATGAACTTGTCTGCCAGGGCGGTCGTGGAGCCGTACTTGCGCAGGACGGTGCGCATCGTGCCCGGCACATAGCCCTTGACACGGAATTCCAGCGAGCGGAGCAGCAGGCCCGCTTTCTTGGCAGTCAGCGGCATAAAGAACTCGTACTTGGCGGGATAAGTGTCCCACGCGGGGGCGGCCCCCTCGTCGTTGCGGGCTGTCTGCACTTGAACTACCGTGGGGGGCGTAGATGTCTTGGTGGCTTTCACTTCACCGTCCAACTTCTCCGTTACCGTCATGAGGTCGCCGTCGTCGTCCGTCACGGTGTATCCGACCGCAAACGGTGCGTTTTGTTCGCCGAGGTCAGTTGCGTCGGTGGTGATAGTGGGGGGTGTGTCGGGCATGACACTAGCGTCATCGGAAACCTCAAGCCCAGAGGGCAGAATAAATGCGGGACGATCATAGGCTAAATTGGAGGAAACCATCTGGCCCAAATAGCCGCTGGAGCTAACGTACTGAGCGACGTCGGATTTCTCGAAGGTTGGAGAGCGGAGCCACCATGTGGTGGCGCTGTTGTCTGTGTCTTTATATGCGATACGCTTCGATTGTACGTCATTACTGTCGTCATTGGAGAAGTACGCCAACCGCACGCCCTCTTTGGGGAGATAGCCATTGCTACCAGTTATAAAGCCAACCTCATAGCCGGATAACAAAAACACTTTTGTGCTCAAGCCGTTGGAACCTGTCATCAGGCTGCCGCCGTAACCGGTGCCATTCTGGTACGGAATTTTCACTTGTTTGATGACATTACGAATGTCTGTATCAACCACGTTGAAGAACGTGCTGTTCAGGTAAGCGTGGATGGTACTGTTGGCGTAGTCGTTGGTATTCGAGCTATGCCACGAGAGTTCATTTCCATGGGTGTACTTCATCAACACCCACGTGCCATTGCAGCTTGCATCGTAGATGCTGGTGTCTGGATTACCCTGCTGCACGATGAGGAAGTCCCTCAAGGTGTCGTTTACCTTGATTTTGACAGTGCTGCCCACCGCCATATCCCCAAGTTTTGCCATTGCTCATCCCTCCTTAAAACTCCACCCTACACAGGGGCTTATTCCACACGCCTTCCAAGGCCACCCCATCCAGAGTGTCAAAGGTCGTCATAAAAGTGTTACCATCCCCCGGCATACCAAGAATAACCTCCAGCATCCTCAGCCGCATACCCACGGCAGCGGCATCTGCGGCGGCATCTGAGATGGTGAGGGTCTTGTCGATCCCTACTCTGATGGCGTTAATGCGGTCGCCAACAGCTTTAGCGTCCGCTGGAGCGCCGGAGATCGTTAAAGTAGCATCAGCGTTGATATATTCTTTTGCCTTTTCAGCAGCTGCCTCCGCAGCCAATCGGTCTCGCTCTACAGATTTGAGCCAGTCTTCCTCAGTACCTTCAAACCCGTGCTTTACGGCAATCTGATAGGCACTATAGGGACCGATAACGACTTCTCTATAATTTTTCAAGACAACACCACCTCCAGATTCCCATGTCCATCGTCACGCATGGTTACATTATCAGCGACACTGTCTGCGACATACAGGGTCAAAATTCCGCTATCGTTATTATCATCCAGCCAAATCCATCCTTTTGTGGCGATAGTTTGGTCGGCTTTTTCAGCAGCCTCTTGTGCTTCTCTCAAGGAAGCCAATGCTTCAGCAGCACTTTTGGCGGATGCGGTTTCTGATGCTTTGGCAGCAGTTTCACTTGTCTTGGCAGCAGTTTTACTATCAGCCGCAGCATCTCGGTGCTCACGAGCAGTATTCATAGCTGTTTGAGCATCATTCATGTAAGTCTGTGCATTACTTTCAGATGTAGCGGCATTCTTGGCGCTTACTGCCGCCGCATCCCGACTTGCCGCTGTGTTTGCAATACTGTCATTCGCTCTTCGCTCGATGTCCGCGAATCGTGAAATCATTGTTTCGACAGCGGTGGGGTCAACTGGCGTTCCTTCTCCGGTGGTATTCAGACTATTCTTGATGGGCAATGTGGCAGGGACAGTATTGAAATCGTAAGCAAATTTCGGCTCGTCATTTTCGGTTTCGATGCTATAAAACCGTACTGAGAACTGAACATCGCCAGCGTATTTTGTGGCATCGCTTAAAACAGTCCAGCCAAAAAGTATCTTTCCTGGAACAGTATCAATGTCCAATTTAGTGATAGGGAAGAAGCCCTCGTTTACATCACCATTTGGGCCAACGGATCTGAACTGGATAACACATATCTCGTCACTCAAATCATGCTGGTCAAAATAACGGTCGATTTCGAAATAGACCGTTTCAGCGCCATGGTCATTTACGACACTTAAAAATGAAAAATCATCAGGGATGCTTATGGTTCTGCTATTAGCGTCGATAATAAATCTTGGCTCATCAGAGGGGAGCATTACAAGTTCTTTTAGGTTATCTTGGTTCTGGATGTCTTGTAGGCGCTGCATGTATTCATGAGAAGAAGTGATCATGAATTATCGACCTCCTTCAGCATCTGAACATTGACTTCTGACATCTGCACTACGCCCTGATAAAGAGCGAGTGTCTTATTATAGATGTCCGCCGCATTCCGATTAAATTCTTCAAGCATGGCGATTTGAGCCTTGAAATTATAGATGTCATTTTTGATATTCAGTGCAAAGCAGCCGGTTGACAAAGCAATAGTTTCTGTGGCAGGGTCAATACCCATAATACTAACAGAACAGGGACCATCACAAATCTTGACAGGAGTTGCCATGTCGCACTCGTAGTTGTAGTAGTTGGTACTTGTGCTATTGACCTGCTTGAGCCCAACGATATCCAGATGATTTTTCTGGTCTTTCAGAATCAGATAGAGCCGCAGTTTGACATATTTTTTATCAAGGAAGAAGGTGATCTCATCAAGACTGTATACCTGCGACTCTGAAAATTTAGTAGCCTTGAAACCTTCATTTGAATAGATAAGGTTCATAAACACCTCCAATAAAATAAGCGCCCATCGCTGCATAGGATGAGCGCATAACACATCATAATAAATAGTGGAGTTAACCACTATCAAAATAATCCATTGTCAACCTCCTCGTCATCGTACCAGATGCCCGGGTTGGCGATCAGGTCGCCGGTTCGCTACCCCACTCTCTACGCAGGGCCTCCAGTGTAGTCTGCATAGAGCTGTTTCCTGCTGCCGCACCCTCAAACAGGGTAAGTATGAGGGTTTTGGCTGTGTCCGTAAATCCCGGACCAGCGTCACCTTTATCGCCCTTGAAATCACCATTGGCGATACCATCCTTCAATTCTTGTAATTTATTGATAGCCACCTTTGCAGCGTCGATAGCATTTGCAGCATTTGTGGCGGCAATATCAGCATATTGGGAAGATATGTTAGCACTGGATTCGGCTGTTTTTACGGCTGAATCAAATTTTGCCGTTATTGATTCCACTTCTTCAGCTTTATAGATAGGAGAGGAATTGCTGGTATTGAGCGTGTCAAGAACAGGCAAGGACGCCTCTAGTGTATTAAAGTTGTATTTAAAGGTCGAAATATTTCCGATACTTTCAATGCTATAGAATCGAACAGAAAAAGATACCGTAGCCGCCTCGGCTGTCACAGTATTTCGGATTGTCCAGCCAAAAATTATTTTTCCGGGAATAGTTGTAATATCAATCTGAGTAACAGGAAAGAATCCTTCGCCAAGTTCAACTCCAGTAGATCCCACCATTTTGTACTGGACGATACAGGTCTCTTCGCTTAGATCATGGTCGTCAAAATAACGGTCAATCTCGAAGAAAATGGTCTCTGCATTATGATCGCCCTTAACACCAAGAAATTTGAACGCCGTAGGGATCGTAATGGCACGAGTATCAGCGTTGATAACAAAACGAGGCTCTTTCTTGGTATTGATTGATAACACAGAAACGCCGCCCATATTCTGAATATTAGCAAGGCGTCTCATGTAATCTTCTTGTGTAGTGGTCATTTTATTCCTCCTTTCTCATTTTTATAGCGGCTGCTTTTTGTAACTCGAAAAGTTCAGCAGCCGATTTTTCACCAAGAATATCGACCACTTCGTTATATGGCATATAAATCACGCGCGGCTCAACGTCTCCAAGCTCGATAAATCTTTTGTTTGCGTAATAGTACGAGGCAAGAACACGACCTTTGTGTGCGTAACAAATATTGGTACTGCGATGATCCGGAGTGCCAAAGCATTCATAGTTATAGCCGGAGCAACCGCCGCAACCCATCGCCACTGGGCATTCAAAACACTCTTTGGTTGACTGACTTTCTCGCGTAATAGCGTCCAACATAATCTTGGTATCCTGCTGATGCTTTGTTTTGTACAGTCCATCGAAACAATTACCGAGGCACATCGGCGCTGCTTTCTCTTTGCCGACTGAAATAGGAGCATAGCGAATACACGGATAAGCTTTACCATCAGGGGTAAAAGAAAGCATTGAACCAGTGCCACCACAGTAATTGCTATTATCGTTCGGAGACACGGGATGTCCAGTATCGTCGTTCAACATTGTAATATAAACGTCGCTTTTATTCTCGATAAGCCAATCAGACAAGTCTTTTAACGCGAAATAAATATTTGAAGCGTCCTCTTTTGTATAGACTGGCTCATATGCGAAGTTGCAGTGAATGATTTTACAGCCCTCGTTAATCATCATCTTTACGCTGGGGCAAATATACTTAACAGAATCAGGCACAAATGTCATTTTCGAATTATACCAGCCATACTTTTTTGCATCCTGAAATGCCGCATATGCCTTAGAAAAAGACCCGACGCCATTTACGTCAACGCGAAAAGCGTCATGTAATTCTTGGATTCCATCAATAGAAACGGTGATACCCATTAAATTGTGATATTTCATAAACAGGTGTTGTGCTGCTGGAGTAAACCAAAGTTGTCCATTGGTAGCGAAACTGATGCGAGACATAGGGGCAAATGGAATATTCCGTTTCCAACACTGTTCAAAATAATAATCACAAATATGTTCAATTAGTTCGGCCTCAAGCAGTGGCTCTCCGCCAATAAAATCCAAAACAAGAGCTTTGGTTCGATGGGTAATAAAATCGCCATCATCTTTTTCGTATTGGTTTAAGAGATAATCTACGATTTTTTTACCAGTGTCAAGAGTCATAGCTTCGCATTCTTTGCAATGTTCATAGCAATAAGAACAATTCAGATTGCAGGCCCCAGTCACTTGGAATGTTACATTACGAACGGTTTGGTTGTTAAAACCATCAAGAGACGGGAAAAGCTGGCGAATATGTTCAGCGTAATCGTCCATCCGTGTAAAGTTTTTTACCATTCGCATTCCACCTCCTGCTTATAGAAATCGAACTTATACTGAACAGGAAGATACCCCAGTAATTGATTGAACAATGCATTTTTAGCGCAAGTAAATTCAATCCAAGATTTTTGATACTGGGTACGATAATCTTCAATCATTCTCTTGAGGTCATCAGACGGTGTCTCAGAATAACTTTTACACATAACAGAAAGCATTGCTTTGTAACTTTCAGTGATATAAAATCGACGCTCAATTTCTTCGGAGACTTCACGATCTAATTCAAAAGTCTTTTTAGTCATATAACCCCTTTCCAATACGATAATTATCGAATTTCTTTTCAATATCTGGGAATTCCTCTTCAAGTGTCTTTACTTGATTCATCAAAGAAATAAATAGATGTGGACGGAATTCTTTTTCGGACTCAATAGCATATAAGACTGTATTTGCCACGATGTACATAGCCTATTTTTGTTCATCGTTTTGAGGTTCAATACTCAAAATCTTTTCAATGCGATCCGTAGAAAGGGCTTTTGTGTCTGCTATATATTTTTCAGCGTTTGGATAAACTCGAATGGCTACAGCATATGGATATAAGATTTTCTCTGCATCAGATAATTGATACTTACAACTAGCGGCCGCGAGTTTGATAACGCGCTTGACATAACTCAGCCATCGAGAAAAAGGAACTTCTTCCAACTCTGGGTTCTGTAGACAGGACAAATACCCAAGCCAAAAAGGGAAGGTGAACTTTTGAGGATCTGATTCATAAGGAACAGAAAATCCGCCTTCGGGAATTGGCTCCATTAACAGAAAATCATAAAGAACTAGGTTTCTACGATAAGCGGCATCTGTCATAAAGGGGCATTTTACAAAGATCTTTTCTACAGGTTTATTGCTGTTCATTTTTGCACCTCCTTTAATTATTCAGACCAACACCACAATTCCCAGAGCAATGGGTGCCACATCCGTTACCAGTACACCAACCCTCACATCCCGTGCAACCGTGGCAACTGCCTTGACAACCGTTCTTGCAACTTCCCTGACACTGGTTTTCACAAGTGCCTGAACAACCATCACAATCACCGCTGCAACCAGAACAACCACTCTTGCAAGTTCCAGAACAATCACCGCTACAACCGGAACACCCAGAATAACAAGCGGAAGAACACAATCCTGTGCAACTAGAACGGCAACCACTGGAAGATCCGGTTAAACTCTTAGACGATAAATCATTGATTTTAACAAGGCAGTCTTTCAGCGTTTGTGCATAAACCAAAGATTCTTTGTCAGGAGTTGGGGTGTTTCCATCGATAGCATTCAATGGAGTCGTGATTTTCTGAATATGCTCGTATGTGATAAATTTTCCATTCGCCGGAGTTTCAGAAAACTGCCACGATGTTCCCTTGTATGTAGAAATAGAACCTGAACTATTCGCGTTAGAACGACGAGTAATTTCAGTGTTGATGAGCTTTTTTAACGAAGTAAAATCTTCTGGACTAATCAGTCCACCCTGTTCAGCCATAAAAATCACCCCTTTACTCGCACACGAATGCGACGCTCACAGAATAAATCATCGCCCTCTACTGCGTAACCAACAACAATATCCGGTGAGACAATCTCCCCGACCTCAACAGCACGACCAATCCCGGGAACCTTAGAAGGAACAATCAAATCACCGGTTTTGACCTTACCAATCACTCGCACGCGCACACGGCCAGCGAGAGATACCGGAATATATTTATCGATATTATAGTTGTCCAGAGAGGAACCATTGTTCGGTAAATCTCCACCAATGAGCATTGCGTATTCATCCGTGTGAACACCAACCACTCGTTTAGAAGTGTCGTCAGCTCGGACATACCGCTCCGTCTGACTATCTGTGTCAAGAGCAATAATATCGCCCGGCTGAGTTGTCCCACCACGCGGGAAAAGCTCTGCGTAGTCATTATAAACAGCGCCGTATGCTTTGCTAAAAATAGCCACACCAGAATTATTGACGTAATAATTAGTAGAGCCGAAAAATAACGTACCGTTCATAATTCCGCCAGAAAGGGGAAGAGCTCCAAGGTTGATGCAGGCTTTGATTGCTGTATCACCACCCGTACCGCCATGTTCAATCGGAATAATACCAGACTGAATGTCGGCAGCGTCATGTTTATGACTCTCGGTAGTTGTTCTTAGCTCTTCGACAGAAGCACGAATATCTGCATGAGAATGTTCGTCTGTATTGTGAGTTTGAATTGTTTCATCAATATAATTTCTGGCGTCAGCAATATCATCAGCATAATCTGTAAAGTCAGTGGGCAAAGTCCCTTTCAGTGTTTTTAAGTCTTCTACAATCTGCAGACTTTCATCGCGCTTCTGACTGGCAATATCACTGCTCGCTTTAGCCGCAACCTCTGATTCTTTAGCTTTATCCGCACTGTTCTTGGCAGCATCTGTAAATCTTTTAATATACGACTCTATCGTACTTGTGAACATTCGCTCTACAGCCATAATAGAATGCTTCAAACGATTGATAGTGTCGGCATTTATCAATGCATTTCGGAGACGAGGATTTGAATTCAGTACAGCTTGTGCGTTAGTGTAATTGCCATTTTCCATCGCAGCACGATATTGATTTGCCGCGCCGATCAAACTAGAAGAAATATCCTCAGAGTTCGTCCAATTATCACAGCTTGCTGGAAAGTTTGTGTACTCAAGGTCGGCATATTTCCCGTCTTCGTTTAAAATCCAATCACTCAAAATTTTCCCTCCAATCAATATTTGTTTTTGACAATATAAGGATAATAGGGCCAATAACGGCTCATAGTAACCGTCATAGTACCATCTCCCAGCGAAATATCTATTTTCTTAATTAAAAAATCGACGGGCTGATTTCCGGTATTGATATATTTGGGAGTATACGAAATTTTCTGATTAACATCTAACCATGGAATCAGTACGCATTCTACAGTTACGTTATCAGTCAAACGGCTAAGAGTCCAGTGTTTGTACTCAGCACAGTTCATGGCAGATTCATTAGTCGTATAATTTTCGTAGTCTTCTCCGCTCAGAATCTCATTGCGCCGCCCAAGCTTTTCAATAGTAAACCGAGAACTATTTATCCAATCAACATCCGCTGCGTTTGACAAGCAAACATATCGAATGTACTTGCAATTTTCAGCTTCTTTATCCTTTTCCTTCTCTTCATCAGTAGGTTCCTTATCAACAAGCTTGACCATAACGTGGATTTGTTGTTCCCCCTGATAATAAAAGTGCTTAGTATTAGAATCATATTTAACGACAATCACAGTGTCTTCAGGAATGGTTGTCCCATCAATCAAGACATCGTTTCCTTGATCGTCAACATTACGAGCATACAAATCGTATGTTCCGTAACTCAATGATTTAGTAGACGTTGTAAGATTTCCGTTTGAATCAGCAGCCTGCACAGTTAAACGGAGCGAGACAAGAATTTTTACGTTCTTCTTGAAGCCAGTTGTGGGAGTGGTAAAAGCGACCGTCAATTCAGAAGGAGAGTCCTCCATAGATGTAAAAGTTGCGTTTGCAGTAACTGTAGTCGTATCGCCACTAACAGAAAAAGTTGTTTTGTCTTTCGCAGAAAAAGCATCGTATTCAACTGACGCTCCCCACAGCTCGACACAATTACGAATCTGGGAATAATCGTATGTACAGTCTTCGGAAATGACGAGATCTTCAAAATCGGAAGCGCTCATAATTGTCAAGGCATCATATCCGGTAGGAATCTCAGAGCAGATAAATGTAGTTCCGTCAAAATACATCTCAAATGGATAATACAAATCACGCAGTTCAGTGAGTATCTGCCAGATAGTCGCACCAGTATCATATTCAAGGTCATACGGAACACTCCGGTTCCAATATCCAACGACGCAATCCTCCATACCACTCAAGCGAAATGTTTTTGCGATCGCGTTACCAATGTCTGAACCAACAGGTATTTTTGTTTTCTGGCCTGTTAAAGTACCGCCAAGCGTTCCATCGAGCTTTGCGACTAGGTCTACGCATGAAATACTAAGGATATGTTCAGTGCTGCTGTATTTGAAACCGTTCTGATTGAAAGCGTACACCCCTTGAGAATACCAGTACAATTTACTGTTAACTGACTCCATACCGATATAAAGCCTTACATATTTATTGGCCTATTCATCTCCGAGCATAGAAGAAATGTCTTTATTCCCCTCCAGATATATAGAAGCAGAGAATGTTCGTCGAATATCTGCGTCCGAATCGATAGAAATAGAACCATCAACAGTCAAGCCTTCAAGTGAATTTAGAAGATTCATGTCAGTGTCAAGCAATTCTATCTTACAATAGAGATGTTTAACACGTGTTTTAAGCAATGCGAGCTCTGCTTGTGAAGGAGTATAGTTTTTCATGGCACACCTCCATCTATCGTTATGATGTCGTAACAACTACAGAACATGTGGCAATCAGATTGTCCATAGTCGCAGTAATTGTTGTAGACCCCGGGGAAACTCCTTCAACCACGCCTTTATCAGTGACAGTCGCAATTTTCGTATCCGCGCTCTTCCATATGACAACATTCTGAGAAGCACCTGATGGATAAGTTGTGTACTCTAACTTGTGATTGTTGCCAACACTGAGCGTAAATTTGCTCTCAGTTAGACTAAAACTTTGAGCAATAATGCGAACTCGGGTTGCAGATGCGATAATTGTGACATTGCCATAAACAGAAGGAATATTGATTTCGTGACTTACTTTACCGGTGGATTCATCAACACGCTTAATATAAGTCGTGTTTGTGACGTTTAAGCCGCCCATAAAAACAACAACGCCACTGATTTCGTAGTCTTCAACAGGAGAAAGAGTGGCAGTATATGTTTTGCCTTCGGAAATGGTAGTATCCGTGTTGTCTGAATCGACATAGTAGAAATTGTTCGTGATATTGTAGGTTTCTTCTCCGGTTCTGCCTGTCATCACGTTCACAAAACCATTATTTAGCATATCATTGTCATCGTTAACGCTTCCAACCTCCGTAAAGTCAAAGCTTAAAGTAACCTTGTCAGGATGTTCAGAGTTCGAAGACTTGACGTTACCATCAATAGCAACCATCCAGATGCGGCCATCTTCAATTTTCAAAATTTTAGTACCGCCATTTGTGAGCCAATCAATCATATCTTCACGATACCAATGACTATGCGCCACATCGAAAGTATCATTTTTTAGATACCGAATAGCTGTACCAGAAAAAGAGCCTGAAGTGTAGTTTGATTTGCCTCCGAAAAATACAAATGGATATTTACGATTTAGGGTTGTCACAACAGATGATTGACGATTTCGATCGGTTTCAGTGATTGAAGGGTCGAGCAAAATATGATAACTTACAGTTCCATCTGTGATGATAGCTCCATAAAATTTACTTTGAACAGTTGTCTTGATATATGGAAGCTCTGTTCCGTCACTAAGAACGGGTACTAAAGCGTACTCGTACTCTGTTTCTCGCCCACGTGCAAAATAATCGTTGTAAACAAAATTGATGTTTCCATGTCCGGCAAGCTGCTCATAAAGCAAGACCCACGGTTTTTGATCTGCCCCGATTTCGCGGCGCTTCAACTTGATTTCGTGCAGATCCGAGCCATATTCAAAGTTGGAGCCACCAAGAGTTTTTTGATTAAAATCAGCAAAGAGCAAAGTATCTTCCGTCCATTTCATACCTGAATCATAAAAGGTAGAGAACTCGTCAGGAGATCCTGAAAGATAGACACCGTCGTAAATACCATTTTGAATCACAAACCCTGCCAGAGAAGGATTCCCAGCACAAGGGGAGGCGTCAGAGCCAGTTCCGAACAAATCATATCCCAGAAAGTTCATTCTTCCACCTCCCTAATCGTAATATCATAAGCATTATCTTTATGCTGTAGGCAAATCAGCACGTCCATACTGGTTCGTTTCATGTAGTTACTGTCAATAAAATAAACGTCGGAATATGCAAAACCGCCATCCTCGCGAATGATTTTCAGCATAGCATAAAAATATTCGGACTGGTTGGCGGGAAGATAGCTTTCGTAAGGAAGTTTAGAAAAAGCTCGAATATTAGTGGAAATAACGCCTCTATATATCATTCCATCCTGATCGAACGAGAATTCTACGATGTTTTTTCGAACGACAGGACGAACCTTGAATGCCATCGCATAGTCTTTGACATTATAGAACTCCATTTGATACGGAATATCGAACGTGACTTTTTCACCATGAGTCAAATCCACAGCATAACCACCAGATGATGTTACATAAGAAATCTGGTCTTTTGTTATTCCAGAAATATCAGCAAGATGGCTTGAAATAGCAACATATCCGTCACTTAATTTATTCTTACACTGTAAAAAAGTGCCTCCTTCTGCGCTCGCATAATATTTTGTTTCGAACTGAATAAAGCCAGTGTCCAAAGAATAACCATTACGAGTTGTGCCAGTTCCACGAATATAAAACACGGTTCGATTCTCCAAACCGTTTACTGTAAAAGACGCTCCTACAGCTCCATAGAATACTGCAGATTCGTTAATCAGATTCTTGCTTTCATCGTATAAATGATACTGGTAGGTACTTAATGTTTCACCCTGTACGGTTACATACTGATACGCTAACAGAAACAAAATCGAGGAAGTAGGGATAATATTTTCAGTATTAGAAGAAAGCCCGTCGAAGCTCAATATTGGTTTTTCTTTGCACCAAAGAGGAATAGGGTCACTGAAATCACCATATTCGTCTTCGCCAGAAAGTCTGACCTTGACGCGGATAGTATAGTTACGAGACTGATTGTCGAGCCAATCTGACGAAGTGATTTTATAACCATAACCAAGACTAGCAGTGAAACCTGTCACAGCGTTTGTAACACTTCCGAGCAACTTGTTGGTCATGCTGTCATACACTTCATAGCAATACGTGGTCGTTGCCTTTTCCAGCGCGGCAGTCTTCTCTGCTACATTGTCTTTGTCATCCCAAATCTTTCCCTGAACATCATGCATGGCCCAGCCGACAAATGTGCTTGTTTTACCATAAGTTTTCTTTAGTTCGGCCTCACTCCAACCAGCGATAGCGCTGACATCACAGGCGGACAGGGGAGCACCATCAAAAGTGTCTCCTTCAACCGCAGCAATCATTTTTTTGACAGTGATTGCACTTCCACCAACCGTCTCTGAGATTCCTTCCGCATCAACGGACAAGATATTTGCGGCCACAAGGCCATTGGTCATAGCAGTTGCTTTCGTTTTGACATCAGATAAATATTTTGAAATTTCAGATTGAGTGAGCGGGACAAGTTCGCCATTGTCAGTCTGGAACAGAGGAGTATATGCCACCTGTAGACTGCCCATTTTATCATCACACCCGAGAACGGTAGAATAGTCACCCTCAGAAATGATGGTTTCGTTCGCATTCATCTCGTTCACGAAGGTCTGATACTTCGCAATATTTTCAGCTGTCCATACAATTCGAGCACGATTGAGATTGTCAATATTCCCATAGGTTTCAACACCACGGCTTTTAATAGCAGCGATAGTAGTCTTCTGCTTCTCAATGGCCTGATCGTATGCTTTTTGAGCATTATTATATAATGTACCGTCATAGGTGGTTGCCACCTTAAAATATGCGGTAGTCCCTTCGTTTGCATCAAAAACAGAAATGGGGGACAGTATAGGTTTCGCCAAGGTAGAATCACCTCCTAAAATTAAAAAGCCGCACTTGCAGGGTTATCCGTCATTGGCGGAACTACCTGCATTTTGCGCGGCTTAGAGTTTATGAAGAATCAGCGTATTGTAGTTGCTTTGAGCAGCAGTCACCGCAACCCGTTCTCCAACCTTGAAGAACTGACTGGATTTAATCGTGTATTCCTGTCCAGCAGAAGTTACGATGTATTTTCCGTTGCTGGTTCCTGTTACAACACCAAAGAAGGTCTTGTCAAACGAAGCATCCTCAACAACACGTCTGGCAGTATCGCAAATCATCTTCGCGAGTTCACTGACAGCTTTTCTTGAATCAGTCACTTAACGCACCTCCTTATCGTTTACTACATTCCTGATAAATCGCATTAGGCAGACCCTGAACGATTTCACGAGCCAGACCATCAACGTCGCCAATCGGCTTCTGAACATAGATGTCGCCAATGCTGATAGACGGAGCCTGGCTGCGATTCTGAACATTTGCGGTAAGACCGCCGTTCTTTGCGAGCTGCCTCTGGAACCATGCATCAGGATTACCGCCCAAATCAAAGAGCTTAGATGTAATATCAGCAGGAACAACGCCGTCACCAGTCTCAAGATAGGTATAGCGCCCAGCTTCAGGCTGGCGGACGATAAGTTCCTGGCCCTTCTCATCAACATTATAAGTACCAGACTTGTTAATGCTGCGAGAACCGGTAGCTTTCTTGCCTGTGATTTTATCGACTTTATCTTTGACCCAATTCTTTGCCGAATTAGTCTTCTCAGAGACGGCCTCTTTGATATTGTTGTAGGTCTCTTTCACCTTATCAACAATTTTTTCAGCAGTCTCTTTGGGATGAGTCACTGCGTCTTTAGCTTTAGACGCGACTTCCTTGCCTTTGGTGTACGCATCTTTTGCAGCCGCCGCAATCTCTTGAGCCGCTTCCTTCGGATGAGTGACTGCCCAGGTGACTTTTTTGCCGGTCTTGACTGCACTTTCAACTGCTGAAGCAATCAGTTCTGTCGGATGAGTAAGTAGATGCAATGCCTTTTGAACCATGTTCGGGTCATTGGATTCATTGTATTTTGTCAGCTTATCCACAGTAGAACCAAGAGAATGCTTATTCAGCCATGTACCAAGCTTGCTGTTGGAGAACTTCTCGAAAAGCCCTTGGATAGTCTCCTTGATCTTGCTAAAGCTAAACGATGCAGAAGGTCCAATATTGGCATCCATCGAATTGCCATAATAGCCGCCACCGCCAGACAAACCAGAAGCCGGAGTGGTATTCATGGTGTTCTCAACTTTTGGCAGCCAGTTTGACAGGATGTCGCTAATATTTGACGTATCTGCATTGTAATCAGCAAAAATGGTCTCAACCAGCTTATTGATTGCAGTAGAAGCGTCCGTAGACATGTCGGGAGACAGGGAATAGAGGTTGTCCCATCCATTCTTATACACGCTGCCCATGCGCTGGAACATCTCAGCACACAATTCTTTGATTTGGTCGTTCGTCAGATCTTTGTTGCCCATGGCAGCGTCCATCGTATTGGTGATCATGCTGCCCATCCGGTCAAAGATGGTACTACCGATGGTGTCAATCTGCTCTTCAGACAGTCCGGCATTTTTGTCAAGCCGCTTCCACACTGTATCAAACTTATTACGCAGGCGCTTCATCTGGTTGTTCGCCAGACTCTTCGTAATAGATATCAGATCACCCTTGGTTTTGGCATTCTTCAGGTCGTCAATAGGCAGAGAACCGACCGAATTGCTGGATTCTTTCATGGCATCAGATAGCCATTTCTTTGGATCTTTGCCGATTTCCATCAGGTTCTCTGTAGTGTCAGCCGGAATAACGCCATCGCCCTTTTCGAGATAAGTCATTCGACCCTTTGCGGGATTACGAACAATTATCTCTTCGCCCTCTTCGTCAACATTGTACGGAGCTGCTTGGTCGATATGCTTGTCACCCTTAGCACGGCCCCAGTTCCAAGGCCAGATTTTCCAAGAACCGATGCCCTTCTTTTTAGAGCCGCTATCGCTTGAACTCTTGCCCCAGTTCCACGGCATAAGTTTGCTGATAAAGCTACCAACACCCTTTACCGCTTTGCTGATAGTAGAACCGATGCCCTTGATGACATTAACAATTCCGGAGCCGATTCTTTTAATACCGGTTCCAAAGCTGCCTCCGCCAATTGCACTGACAGCAAGAGTACCACCAAGCAAGATCTTGCCGATGACAGGAATATGACTGACCGCAGCCGCAATAGTTCCGGCAACACCCGTACCACCTGTAGTGCCAATAACGGTGCTGACAGTCTTACCGATTCCTTTGAAAATACCAGCAATACCAGAGAACAGCTTGGTTCCACCCAATGTAGTACCAATGTCACCAAAAATTGAGCCAAGCCCGCCAACTGCTTTTTGGGCAATAGATACGACTCCACTAAACCCTTTTTGGAAGATAGACTTCAATCCGCCATTACCGGAGAAGATCCCCTGCGCAGATTTAGCTATGGACGGTTTTGCGGCATCCAGTCCAGTAGTGATGCCATCACCGACGCCAGACTTTATAACTGGAACAATATCGGCTGTAAGTTTACTACTAGCACTGCCATCGCCGATTCCAAGGATACTCTTTCCTGCATCCAAGAGGCGACCAAAGAATCCCTTACCGGAACTCTTGTCGGAGAACGTACCAATGGCACGCTGCAGTCGATTGAACAGGCCGGTAATACCACCACTCTGAGTAGTCCCAGTACTTAAACCATTTAGAACGTCGTTCAGTTTAACCAGAGTATTAACCAAATTGGTCAGATTGGTGACGACATTGTTGACATTAGTTGCGCCCTGAATCGCCTTCATGCTGGCGATGACATTATCTTTGTAACCATCAAGACCGGCGGTCATCTGGTCGAATGTCATGCCCTGAATCTTCGCAGCATATTCCTGTTTCTTCTGATAGTCTTCGTAGCTAGAACCAATCAGGTTGATCAGTTCAGTATACTTGTCTTTCAGCTTGTTCAGTTTATCAATCTCGTCGTTTAGAGCGTTCTCGCGCTGTTTAGAGTTGAGATTATCACGAGCTTCTTTGATGGCGGATTCATCAGCCTGCCACTCATAACCATTAGAGGTGTAGACACGGACGGTTTTCTGAGTCTCGGCTTTTTCAAGCTCGGCTTGCAATTTCGCTAGTTCGATAGCCTTCTCTTGCTCGTCGTTTGCGTTCTGAAGAGCTTCGATTCGTTTATCAATCTCCTCGGTCATGGCATCGCCATAAATCTTGAGGTCGTTGGAATTGTTATCGTTGAACTTATTAAAAACATCAAGCAGGGAAGAGAAGAGGTCTTTCAGATTAGAGAAGATAGTTTGAAGGGTTTGAGCCTCAGTGCCCATGCCTTTCATGTGGTCAGTGACATCCCAAGTGCCATCGGCAACCTTTTGAAGGATTTCAGCATAGCGCTTGCCAATATCAGTGCCTTCATAATCAGCGGCGAGTTTTTGTAGCTGTGCAACATAAAGCGCACGGAACGCCTCTTTATTGAACACAAGCTTATCACCCTGAAGCTCAAGGCAAGCTGTGTACTTTACGTCAAGCCCCATTAACTTCTGGATTGAATCTTGACTTAAATCACCATAGGCGTTATATTCGTCCACAATATCGGACAGGTCATTGAATGCACTTTGGAAGTTGTCCATCCGATTATTGATGTTTTCCAAAGTAGAACCTATGCCGTTGATATATTCCTCAATACTGATAACATTGTTCTTAATCTTATCCTCGGCGTCTCTAAAACCTTGGGCAAGATATTTTCCAGCTTTACCGCCAGTTTGTTCACAAGCAGTAGCCATACCATCAAGCTTTTCGAGGAACATCTGCTTAAAGGCATCGCTGTTATAATCAACCAATCCAGTTTCTGGATTTAACGCTCCAGCAAACCGTTCAGCCGTAAACAAATCAGTGTTATCATACAGATCACGAATTGCCTGATACTGTTTGTCAACACCATCTGCATCAAGAGCGCCAAAAGGATTCTCAATCTTATTCTTACCGATATCAGAAAGACTGGAAAATGCGGATTTTATAGCGTCCGTCTTTTCCTTGGCTTCGTCCATCGCGGTGCCGTAGCCCTTGATGGCATCAGTCAACTGCTCGAAAGAGATGGTTGTTGAGTCTACATTCTGATCAAGATAATTCAGAATTTTATTCATCTCATCAGCTGATTTTCCGCCATCTTTTGCGGCATTCGCTTCCTTGAGTTGTTCCTTCACAAACTTACGGAACTGCTCTACATTGATTTGGAGCTTATTGCCCTGCTTTGTCAGACAGGCCGTAAACTTATCGTCCAGACCAACCAAAGACTTTGCTGTGTCAGCACACAGATAACCATACTGGTTATACTCCTTCATTGCCTTATTTAAGGTATCGAAGGCAGAAGCCACATCAGTTACAGATTTGGCAGTATTCTTATTCCGGTTCTTGGTTTCCTTATCAAAACCATTCATGTGCTGACGGAACTTATCCGAATTGCCCATGATTTGGTCAACAGTTGCGTCCAAAATATTTAAACCAGAAGCAAGGCCAGCATAGACTTCCTTAGTCCTTTCTGGGTCAACAGACCATGCTGCATCTCCATTTGCCAAGAACTCCTGTGCTGCAGCGGCTGTCATAGATGCTTTTGCAAACTCGCCAAGGGCAGGACAGACCCGTTCAGTCAAAGCTGTTGCTTGGTCTTCTGTTGCCTTGGTTGCATCCTCGACAGCATCCTTCTTTTCGCCCTGAGCAATCTTTGCAAGCTCCGCATTTGCCTTCTCAACAAGAGCCATGGCCGCAGACTGATACTGAGCAGCAATCATACCCTGATACTTCTCGGTATTCACCTGAAGCTGACCATCAACGAGTTCGAGACAACTCAGATACTCGAAGTCTTCATTAAGAAGGGTTTGGAGTGTGTCTGCACTCAGATAGCCATATTTATTGTATTCATCAATAGCGGTGGTCGCATTCTTATAAGCAGTCTGAATCTCATCAATCTTAGAGGAGACATCCTCCATCTTCTGGGAAGCTTGTACTACCGCGTCAACACCATTTGCAGAAGACTGAGCTACAATACCAACCTGTACGAGAGCCTGAGTAAAAGCGTTCACGCCATCTGTATCGGCAGAGAAATCCATATCTGTCAATGCTTTACGAAGTGCCGCCAAGGCTTGCGCCTGTTCGTCAGTCAAGCCTTCATTCGTGCCCCATAAGAGATCGTTTAGTTTGCTTGCATCAAAGTCATCAATGGTATTTTTTAGAGTTTCGATTGCAGAATTGACCTTATCGAAACTATAGCTTACGTCCATACCATTGCTTTTGCCGTCGCTCCAAAAGTCAATAGCTTGGAGTTTTCTACGAGCATTTACATTCTCATTGACGGCATCAGTAGAATCATTGTAAGCATCTGCATCATCCTGAAGCGCGGCTTGCTCATCCATTAAATACTGATAAACAGTATGGTAAGCACCACCTGCGGCTCGTTGTGCCTCAGTCGTATTCTGAACAATGTAATCCAGAGCCTTTCCAAGTTCGGAATAATACTTTGCAATAGAATCTGGGTCGTTCAAATTCTTTACGCCGAAATTGCCGCTCTTGTTGAAAACATCAATTCCAGCATCCTTTAACTCATTCATAATGCCAAGGTTAGCATTTGCAGAAATAGAACTAAAGAAATGGGAACGATTATTATCCTTAGCGGTCTTAACAAGCTTGTTACCCTGAGCGTCTTTAGACTGAATCAATTTAGATTCGGATGCTTTGAGCTGTTCCTCTGTAATATCTTTCAGCAAACCAAGTTGCTCTTCGTATTTGCCATTTTGAAGGTCAAGCTGGTTCACTTTGTTTTCATCAAGAGTTCCCTGCTCTTTAGCGAGAGCTAAAAGCTCCTCTTGAATGTCTTTCGCCTGGTCGAAGTCTTCTGTGTTCCAACCAGACTTGTCACCAAGTTCTTCGTAGGCATCGACTAAATCCTTCAAAGAAGAAGTCGTGTTGTTGGCCGCATCGGCAGCTTCTTTCGTTTTAGTAGCTGCTGTATCAATCCGCTGTGTATAGCTTGTAATCGCACCAATAAGAGAGGAAACTACAAGCCCAGTAACAACACCAAGGGCCATATTCAAAAGTAACGCAGCACCACGAAGAGCCAAAATCTTTAACTTCGTAGCATCAATTTGGGCTTGACCAGAGATTAGCCATTTGATAAAATCAGATATGGAAAGATTTGTCTCGCCCAAAGCCTTTTTGTATGCTTTGTATTGCGCGATTAAGTCAACAAGAGACGCTTTTATTTTAGAAAAGGTCTGAATTTGTAATTTTTGAGTGTTAGCATCTACCGTGAAGAAAGTTAATATCGATTTCGAGGAGAAGAGAAATCATGGAAGAATATGTACGGTATTGCCCATTTTGCGACAAATATTACCATAAAAGAGATTTGCTGTGCGCGTTTTGTTTGAGAGATACTATTCTATTGCCTCAATGGAACGGAATGAACGAACAGAAAAAAATCAATTGGAGGTTTACAAACAGACCCAAAAGAGATATCTCAGAATTAGATCCGAATTTTGTTAAAGAGATGCAAGATAAAGCCAATGTCTTTGACGCTCAATATAGAGCCGATTTGGAGGAGAAAGAGCATCCTAAATATGTTCCCAAATGTCCTGTCTGCGGTTCACCAGACTTACGCAAGATCAGTGCAACCTCAAAGGTTCTAGATGTTGCTTTTTGGGGATTTGCCGCTGGCAAGCCAAAGAAAACATATCACTGCAACAATTGTGACTATGAATTTTAATCCTCCAACAAATACAAACTCTCAAAAAAGAAAGATAATATCTAATTTGAGGAGAGAGTTATGAAAAAGATAGGATACTGTCATTGGTGTAACAAATATGCCGATTTAAATTATGGCTTTTGCCCGTTTTGCTCAAGTCAACTGATATCAATCAGTACATGGAATAAAATGACCAACAAAGAAAGAGAAGATTGGTTAAATAGAAATCCTAGACACAACCCTCCTAAAAAAATGTGGGGTGTTAATCTTGACTCCGCAGAAAAGGAAAACAAGCAAGCCCGTGCTCAACTTGAAGAGGAAGCTCGTCTCGCTCAGTACAAGCCCACTTGCCCAGTGTGTCATTGCCCTGACTTAGAGAAAATCTCCGGCTTTGACAAGACTGTGGATATAGCGGTTTGGGGTGTATGGTCGAGAAAGGCACATAAGCAGTTTAAATGCAAAGCGTGTGGATATGAGTTTTGAGGATGTGATGCACTATGTCTTTAGTGATGGCTATCGCAAACAAAGAAGGAATCGTTGTTTCAGCAGACCGCAGACTTACCGAGACTCACTTTTATAAAGATCACGAGAGTATTGTTACCCACAAGAACCATTACAGGAAACTATTTGTAACAAATCGTGGTCATGCTATTGCATCTACTGGAACAGCAATCTTTCAGGATGGCACGTCAGTAAAAGATATTATTTGCAAAGCGATTGATGTTTTTAATTCAAAGCCACTGTCTATCGACAAAGAATTTCGACACCTTAAAAGAGAACTCATAAAACATTCTGAATCAAATGATAATGTTGTACTCGTAATTGCTGGAATCGAAAACAACCAGAATGTCGTAATGGTTGAAAATATCAAGAACCCCAAATTTCGGAATAGAGTTCAAGATCAAGACGCCTTTATATCAGCAGGAAACAATAATCTCGTCTCACCAATGTACAACTCCTTCGGCATTGATCTAAACACGTACAATATAGAACGAATGGTTCAATACTTGGAATTTATCAACGAGACAACGGCCAGACTTCAGAAGTTCAGCCCAAATCATCAAACTGTGAGTGAACAGTGTGATATTCTTGTGATTCAAAAGAACTGCTTTTATTGGAAGAACGAACCTTTCGCTCTTGAAGATGATCTGTGATGTTGCAATCTGAATAATAGTATTTTACCTTTTGAGGTCTCGGATATAAAACAAGGATATCATTCATATAAGACCTCCAATGTGGCATTCTGGGGCTTTGCCTCCGGTAAAGTGAGAAAGACGTTCCACTGTAAGAATTGTGGTTACGAGTGGTGATGTATTATGAGTCTCGTGATGGCTATCGCAAACAAAGAAGGAATCGTTGTGTCTGCGGACTGGCGACTCATACGTCATAGAATAGACAATCCGTTTATCGCTATGCCGTCCGACCATAGCCAGAAAGCGTATATTACAAATACAAACCATGTCATTGCGTTCGCCGGCGATGCTAGACTTGACACAGGCGAATTTCTAAACGACGTTATCCTTCATACACTTAAAATTACGTCAGCTCAAAAGATGCCTATCCAAGAAGAGCTTGGATTCTTGCTGAATGTGCTGGTGCAGAAAACAGGGAATAGTACTATTTATTTAATCGAATGTGGCATCGAGAATGGCAAAAATGTGATACTTAGAGCAGATACAGGCCATAACAAAATTCAACCGAATACATTGGACGACATTGGTTATGCAGCTAGTGGTGAGCATAAACTTTATCAATCAAAACTCATCAAGCTTGGAGATAATATCCATACACTTAAACTACAAGAAATGGTTGAGTTCCTTCAGGGTATAAACTACGAAATAGCCGAAATTGACAGTTTAGTAAGCCCAAAATGCGATATTATTACAGTTACTTCCGAAGGCGCACAACGTTTATATACACCTGAACGCTACGGGTGGATTGTCGATCCATGAAAAAAATTCACTGACAGAAGTGAATTGGATCAGTTCTTCTTTTTGAGATTCGTAATTCCATACCTCGGCATAAGCAATCGTATCTGCGTTTAATGGAATGTTGGTTCTTGCCCATTCAGGATTAACTGTCCCAAACATAGACAAGTTCTCCTGGTAAGGTTTTCTTTTTCCACATTGATAAGAAAGCAAGTGACTCACCTCCAACAAAAGAAACACATGATTAGAAAGCCCGGCAAACAGTTTAAGTGTAAGAATTGTGGGTATGAGTGGTAAGCTACGCCTAACTAGAACGGAACAAATAAAACACCCGGAAACATGTAGCTTTCGAGTGTTTTTGCATTTGGATATAATAAAAGCTCCCTGTCACACGGACAAGGAGCAAAATTTCTTAAAAACGGGTTCGACTGATTGTTTACTCATCCAATAACTGTTTACACAGTCAATTGTCTGAAATGGCATACTAGAGTTCACTAGCGCCTCGCAACCACAATCCCGTCCTATTCTGGATTTAATGTATCATACAAAAGATTATAGTCCTTTTGTAAGTCGGCATACTTTTTCTTTATACTATCAAGCTCTAATTGCCTTATTTCAGCTTCGGAAACCGGTCGTTTAAACCAAACTTTTCCGCCATATCCTTCACTGTCAGTAAGATTGTGATGTGGATCAAGCCAAACAACATAGAATACAGAATGTTCTACTCCATTAACGATAAATCCAATTACTCGACCCTTTGACTTATTGATTCTAAATTGCCAATACTCATGCTGTTCATCACCATCTGGAGCAGAAGTATTTGTTTTACTCCAATCAATCGGATGTAAATCATGTAATGAAGTTCTAATTTCTGGAATCTTTCTATTGCTGACACTTTTTAAACAATCAAGTAAATCAAGGAACCATGCGCCGCCAACTGTTTTATCTTCTGCATCTCCACCAAGATTAAACAAATCATGACTTCTATCAAAGCAAGCAAAAGAAAAAGTTAAACTATTTTGTTCAGCTTTTGCTCCATTATGTGGAAATACTTCCGTTTTTACTTCCGTGCATTTTGGTACGGGAAGTTTGAATTTAGTCTGCCTGTCCTTGCTCATAGAGTGCTTTGTAAAAATCCCTCATTGCTTTATAAGTGATTACTTCCGTACCGGGTTCCCAAGGCTCAAGACCTTTGCGAGCATTCTGCCACGGAGTTTCAGAATGAGTTGAAGCTTCAAGCTGATCGCCATCGTATGGTCCATAAGTGCTATATACGGAATCAAGAATGTTCAGAACACGTTCATTTAGAATACCCTCGTTAAAATCAACTTTAGGAATAGGCTCCCACCCATAACAAGAATATCGATGGTAAAGATCAGGAATTACAGGACCGTGAACCCATGCCTGAATTTCATTTTCAAACAAAGGACCATCGTCGTAAAGAGCACAGTACCATGCCTGTGCATAATAGCAAAGCTTCTGAAGCTTCTTGTGCGTCATTGATTCTTTACTAAGAAACCAGTCAGATACTTGATTTAGCAGTACCATGCTTACACCTTCCTTCTTTCACTCATAGTATACGCTAAAACACAATCAATAGCAATGGACTTTTCGTGAACATTTAAAACACCCGGCCTCCTAGTAGTAGGGAAGTCGGGCTTAATTCGTTATGATGACTGCACAGCAGTTATTTTAGAAGTTCGGCAATCTCTTCGGCAGTCATACCGCTGGCCAGTGCATTGGCAACGAGTTCTTCGGCCTTCTTCTTGTTAGCTTCGACAGCGGCTTTTTTGTCAGCTTCGTCTTTCTTTTCAGCAAGTTTAGCTAACTCTTTATCCAACTTTTTGATTTCAGCTTTCTTGGATTTCAGATCAGCCTTCAAAGAATCGATATTAGCCGCGATAGAAGTAACCTCTGCATTCAACGAATCTTTTGCGGACTGCTTTTCATCGATCAGTGCGGCATAATCGACAGGAGCCGCTGCAATCATGGTAACCTTGTTTTTGCTTCCTTTAGGTCTCGGCATGATAAATACCTCCGTAAAATGAGTTTATACGATTGTATTTTCATTATAGCTTGCGGCGCACTAGCTGTCAATATGAATCATGTCGAATTATAATTTTGAATATTTTCTCCTATTTATATCGCGCCAGAGAATAGCGCGTCTCCTCGTTTCCACCTACTTCTTTAAGTCGTCTGGTTACGTCTGAGGTGGACTTCTGAACTTTCGTCCAGAACTGACTATCCTTCCAGTGGTTGCTCACTGACCCTTTTTAGTCGATGAACCTTCTACTCTCCTACATTATATAATAGGGGAGTGGATCGGCTGCTGACCGCCCATTATAAACGCTACTTAGCACTCAACTATTACCATGTTTTGACAATACGATAAAACCGAGCTTTTATCTCAGCATATAGCATCCATATCCTTGTTTCTATCTTTCGATTCCTACATTATATAAATATAACAATAGGCGATATGGCTCTTAGGGTTTCCCAGCACTCTAGGGGCTATTTTATTTTTACATGGTGCCGCATCCTATATTTTTATACACAACAAATATAAGAGGGCATATTAACTTTACCCGCACCATTCTTGAGCTTTCCGCTCATCTGCATTACGGACAACACGCCAGAGATGGCAGCTGTAATGGCCGGAATAGAACCTGCAAGGTTGACCATTCCGTCTGCTGCATCAACAATCTTTGTTGCAAGAGTAACAAAGAATTTGATGAGGTCACTGCTCATAACGTCGTTTGAGAATTTCTCAAAGCTGGCGTTAAGCTGCTTTAAGCGACCCTCAATTGAATCCATCATGCGCTCTTGTTCAGTCATTGCTGAATTAGAGCTGTTAGCGGCATCTTCCATTGATTTTTCAGCAATGGAGAATTGCTCGATCACGGAAAGTACCGCATTCGAGTTCCTTTTGCCGCCAAGCATCTCTGTGACGTTAGCTTTACTAACATCAGTAAGTTTATCCCATACGGCAGAAATCTCTTTCAGGATCTGATATGTACTCTTAAATTCTGTACCGGAGGCATCCTTCATAATGTCTACGCCAGTTAAAGATTTCAATTCACTTCGCAGTTCAGAAACAGAACTTGCCATATCATCAACTGAAACGCCAAATGCCTCTGCGTCAGTCTTACTGGCTCGCAGATACATTGAAATTGTTTTTAAAGTTGTGCCTACGGTATCCGGGTCCTGAAGTACAGAGTTGGCCGCACTAATCAACGAAACGGACTCTTCAAACGAGTTCCCGGCTGCCGATAATGCGCTTGCCGATCTGACGAGTGCCTCCGCAATACCACTTTCGGAAATGGGTTCGTTGTTGCCCACTGAGTTAAGAACATTGACGACGTGTTCTACTTCGTCAGCTTCCATTCTAAATCCCTTTAGAATAGAGACTAGATAAGAAGCTGCGTCAGATGCACTATCAATTCCATCACCAATGTTACTTAGGACAGTGGACCACTTTGCAAGCTCTTGTGATTCGTCCAGTGTATAGCCTAGACGAGACCATTCTGCTGTACTGTCAATAACATCAGAGATAGAAGCACCAAGCTCACGCGCTTGACTTGAAGCAGACGACAAAAAGCTTGAGTATGCCGATTCAGTCTCATTCGTGACTTTTTTCAAGTTAGTCATAGATGTATCTATATCTACGACGTTATTATAAACTTCTCGTAGACCCTGTTTAATCATAGCCACGCCAGCCATAGCGATAGCAGTCTGGAAGTGCTCCTTAAACAGACGAGACAGTTTTTGACCAAGAGTTTCTGTAGTGGCCCCACATCTGCTGGCCTCAACCTCAAGGTTTGATAGTCTTGCACTAAGATCAGTAACATCGCCTTCACAGCCAGCAGCAGAAGCTTTTATTCCGTTTAAACTATCAATTAGCCAAGAATATTTACTTTTATTTGCAATAGAGTCTTCTAACTTCGTTGCACGTTCATAAACACTCTTAAACTTCGTCATGTCAACATTGGCTTGATTTAAATCTCTAAAATCAAATCCAAGTTCTTTTAAATGTTGACTTGTAGAATCAATAGTTGTATCAAGAATCTTGCATTTTTTATCAAAGTCTTGAATTGCTTTCCCTGGTGTAGTGTTCTCAATAGAAGCAAGCTGATCTCGCAATTCTTTTAACTTTCCAGATGTTTTTCCAGTGCCATCTTCTCCATATAAATATTTTTTGATATTATCATTTTTATAGTTGGAGTTATTCTTGGAATAGTTTTCAAGAGACTGAATCTTTTTTTGATACTTTTCATACTCGGATTCTTGAGATGTGAGAGTCTTTTTTAAATCATCTGCAATTTCTTGATTTTGTTTTTTTAGTTCTTTTGCAACCGAATCAGCACCTTTTGCAGTATTTCTGTCAGCATTGAATTTTCCGGCTTTTTCGATATCCTCAAGCTTTAACTTCTGAGATTCCGTAATTACACCTTTTGTTTTTGTCTTGAGTTTATCCATCTCATTGTTGATTGCGCTCAATCTGGTCTGTACCGTTTTCAACTCAGATGATTTGTTTCCATTAGCAATTAACGATGCTTCATCCGCTTTTAGCTTTGCTTGACGATTTGCAAGGCTGAAAAGGCGAGAAATATCACTTTTTGAAGTATCCTGTGTTTTTGTGGAACCAGACTTTCCGGTATCGACCTTAACTGTCTGCTTTGCCGCAGATTGCATAGCTTTTTTAAGCTGTGCGGTTACTTTACTCTGGTCTATCTTAACATCAAGTGTAACCTTTGGAGTTTTTAACTTTCCGCTCTTGACTACCTTATCAAGCGCATCATTTATATTACGGATAGTGTCGTTTTGATTTACTCCAAAAGCAATTTTTACTGGTTTTTCTTTATAATGCTCCTTGACAGAATTAAATTGCTGGTCTAATTCTTTTTTATTTGTGTCAATAACAACCTTGACCTTAATAGCTGTTACGGCAGAAGACTCTGCGCCAGTATTTTCTTTTTCATCCATACTGTTGGTCACCTCTCTTTTCCATTTTCAACAATTCCTTTCAAAATAAAAAAGAGAAGCGGCCAGCTTCTTCAAGCCAGCCTCCTCTCATTCAAATTTTCCAAATAAATTGTGGACTTACAATTCATGCAATGCCGTTTTTACAAGCATAGCCGCTTCAACTTGTACCTTTGAAATAAATGGACGAGCCGGACGTTTTGGTTTATTTTCCTTCGGTCGCCCCATTCGATTCCACTCTGCAATATCCATCCATAAACCATGCTCAATCCAATTAGCAAACATTGTTCCTTCTAAGGCTGCATTGTCTCCTTCTCGGAATGGCGTTTTGCACCATGATGCTTGCGGTCTTGCAATATCCTTTACCGTCATGGTTACAACATTATCGTCAGTAGTAACGCTACTTACGATATTTTTTTTGCTTTCGATTCCGTCAGATCGTCCACTCTTCGAGTGTACGTTTTCTACAATGCTCGCTTGTAGTCTCGTTTCAATTTCCGGCGCAACACCTTCAAGGATGTCTTGAACGCTGCTAACCACACCGGCCAGTAAATCATCAAAGTTTGTATACGAAGAAGCAAGACTTCCCATTCACTCCACCTCAAATCTCAAACCGATCCTTTGCAGACTGAATCTTTGTCGTATCCTTTTTGATGTAATACTTGTTGGTCACATCCGTGCCAGCATGGTTGAGCAGGGAAGAGACATCTTCCAGACTCATGCCCGCATTCTTCAGCAGGGTAGCACCACTATGCCGGAAGTCATGCGGGTGCAGCGTGGGCTCATCAATCATCTCACCAATTTTCTTACACCAATCACCAGCGGTGCTTGAAGTAATCGGCATCCATGCACCATTTGTTTTCGTACCAACAAACACATAGCCGCCATCCCCGATACCATGTTCAGTGCGGTATTCCTTCAGCTCTTTCAAAAGCTCAGAAACCTCCTTGCTGAACATCAAATCAACAATTTTACCTTCCTTTTCCAGAACATCATGCACCATACGATTCTCATAGTCGATAGACTTCCAGAGCGTATTCCGCACTGCGTTGACACGAGCCATCGTGGATAGCGAGAATAGTGCGTACAGACGCAGCGTCATCGCATTATCCTTCATGTGAACGGTGGTTGCAGATTCAACCATGGCGTTCAGCTTCTCTCGCATCAACTTAACCTCATCAGGCGTAAGGTATGTCTGCTTCACTACAGCCACATCCTTTGTCGGTCGGTCAATGAACTCCATCGGATTCTCTTTGATGATTTTCTTCTTGCGAAGATACCGATATAGCGCAGAAATCGTACTCATACGCCGTTTCATACGAGCAGAGTTATTTCCGTGCTTCTTACAATAGAACAGAAACTCCTCAATATCCTCTTCTTCAAGTTCCGTCACAGGAGCGTTACCCTGATTATCCAGAACATAAATCATCCACTGCTTGAAATCCGATTCATAATTGTAAACAGTAGACGGACTGAGATCACGGATGCCCATATCAGTCTCATATCTATCCCAGTATTTTAAAGACACTGGGTTTACGTTCTTGAACTTCTCAGCATCCCATAACTTCAGCGGTTTACTTCTTGTAGCCATATTAAAATTCCCTCCAACCCACCTCTAAAAGTGTTTATTCCTTTTTATCTTTCGCCAGCACAGCGGAGATCTCCTGCTTATTGTCCAGTAGGGCAGACATAACCTGAGAAGCCTGATTTACATCAAAGTCTCCAAGGCTTTTCTTTGCCTCGTCCAGATAATCCTTCAGGTAATCAATAAACTCGGCAAACGCATCGCGCTTGTTGCAAATTGCCAGAGCCAGATACTCATCGTGAGAACGCTGCACACGCTCCTGCACTGCCTTCTCCAGAGAATCATACTGATCCCAGAACACAGCGGTATCGCAACCTGCAGCTTCAATCTTCAGGTTAAAAGACTCATAAGCAATACGCGGCCACTCGGTCTGCGGCTCATTGCGATAATCATAACCAACAAAATACTTCAGGCAGGTCAGCCGAAATGCCACATCAAACAGCGCAGGCTGATAATCGTCCTGAACAGTACACATCTCAATGACCTCTTTCACGAAGTCGATTCGCTCCTGAAAATTTAAAACCTTCATTTTATCTCCCTTTCATCTGTGCTTGCTTTAATTTCTTTCGCTCTTTTCGAGCTTTTTTTAGGTCGTCGTAATCGACCCAGCCTCCATCAATTTTGGAGTACGTGATCCAGCGGTAGTCTACGTCAGGATAATGGAACCAGAACATCTTGCGCTTCATCAGCGCAACACTGTCAGCAAAACCCTTCGTATCAATTACCTGTTTACTGCCATCACTGTATGTAAGCTCATAGTCTGCCACATAATCGATTTTTCTTACAGCTACATCTTTGCCGTCCTTATCGACCCGGCGGAACGCTTCCTGTAATACAAAAGGAACCTGTTTACGGCACTCTACGACTTCACCATTTTCCAGCCCAGGTAATACAATATCCCGATAGAACATCATCTCGGCACGGCTATCATAAACCACACCATCATAGGTTCTATCTGCTGGATTTTTGCTCACATTAAACTTTGTTCTGTTCTTTTTCTCCATAAAACCACCACGAAAAACGAAGGGGCGGTTATGCCCGCCCCTTACGATTTGATGTTTTCTTAACTACCGGCTTCACGGGCGTTTCATCTTTTACATCACTAGATGATTTGACTTCAGCCTCTACAGGCATATCCATAATCTTATGGAATGTATCACGAACTGCTGGAATGAAAGTTTCCACCTCATCCAGCGTGATACGCTTATACTTTAAGAGGTTGTTCAGGCAAGCCTTAGCTTCCTCCTTGGGACGAACTCCAATCTGGAACTCGTATGTATTCACCCACACCTGAAAGTGAGGCTCAGTATCACAGATAACACGCCATGACTTAGATGGATCACAATGCGGGCAAGCATTGTACATCTTGCCACATACACGACACCATGATTCAGCCATAGCTATTACTCCTCCACAACCTCGATGCGAACCAGCTTCTTATCCTCAGAGCAATACTCCTGAGTTGCATTGATAGTCACAGGATGAGTAGTCTCATTGTTGAAGTCGATCTCAACAGCTGCGTCCTCCTTGGCAGAAGGGAAGATGATGTTGGTCAGGATCTTAGTTGCCTTATCACAGGGATTGTAGCACAGAGCCTCAATGACAAATACACCCTCCTCAGAGAACTTATTTGCGCTGTTGTCAATAGCCATACCAGACTCAGACTCGTAAGTCATCTTAACAGCAAACTTATCACCAGCCTTGCACTTGTCAGTAGGCAGAGTGACCTCAGTGCCAGTCACAGAGAAATTAGTAGCAGTCTCTGCACCCAGCTCGTAAGTTTCCAGGGTAACATTGCGGTTATCAACCTTATCAATGTACTTGAAGGGAACACCAGTAGTGATGTCCACAGGAGCATGAGGCAGAGTCAGCTTCTTGCCATCAGCTGTAGTCAAGAAGAACACGCGGGTAAACTTCTGCTTTGCAGTACCAGAAGCAATCTGCTTCTCAGTACCCATCTGGTCAGCCATAGTACCCAGATGCACCAGAGCATTAGACCACTCGGCGGATGCAGTCTTAGAACGGTCAAAGCCCATAATGTTGGTGCCCAGCTCGTCCTGAGTATAAACAGTCTCGCCGCCCAGAGTCAGTTTCAGATCCTTCAGGTTGCTCATTGTCCAAATGCGCTTACCATCAAAGTTATACTTATGAGCTCGGAGAGGCCGATCAATAATCAGTTCATCAAAATTCATAATCATGTTTCCTTTCAATTTATTTGGATAAAATAAAAGAGCAGGGCGACTTACTTCGCCTTGCTCGTCCAATCCAGTTGTGATTTTGGAATCTTTCCAAATTCCACGGTGCCAGCATAAACGCCATGCATCGTATTGTCGTAATTCTTAATTTGCTGAACCTTTCTTACATGGTTCATAAAGACACTCACTGGATACTTCATGGCTTGAAAATAATCAGCCTTAAAGCCCTGCACACAAGCCATCGAAAGTACAAGTTCAGCTAAGTGCGATTCGTATGGCTTGTTTTTTTGAAGCTCCATTTTATCTTTCGCTTCTTCAATAAGTGCCTGTCTCGTTGCTTTGTTTGCAGCTCTTTCTGAATGCTTCTCAACGCCATTTGCTGCGCATAGATACTCAGACATTAAATCATAAGCAAGTCGGTCAATCACAACACCAGTCTTTTTGTTCACAAGAACAATTTCTTCAGTCTTGTTGTCTTTTGCCATCACAAAATTTTTAGTATCTAAGTCTCCGAGAAGAATCGACATATCTTGGTCTTTATTTCCAATAAAAAGCTGACGGAACATATCGAAGTCCGATAAATCCTGCTAGTCCACACCAATAGAATCAAGTTGCACTTTATAATCACTCGAAGTAGAACAAAACAAATACACCAACGAGAAATATTTCTTTTCGCCAAAGCGGATAATTTCGCCAACAGTTGGCATCCGAACCATAATCTTGTCATTGATAGGGAAGTCTTCGCCCATCATCAAACTCGGCTCGTACATCTCTCGAAGTTCCATTAGTTGCACCCCACTAGGTCATCTAAGTCCTGAGTCTTGAATGTCATAATGCGAACTCGATGATGTAAATCCATGTTATCTTCGACGTTTGACGTGATTTTGAGCTGTTTAATACCAAAAATTGTACTACCGTGCAGTTGCTTCTCAACAATGCCACTCAGATAATCAACTCGTGTTGCACCACCATAACCAGAAGGCATCTTCATCAATGCCTGATTTACAATAACCCATACGGTCAGGGTGAAGTTCTCGTACCAATCATTGATGTTACTGCGGTCGGTCATGTTTACCTTGAAACAAATATAGCTATGTGCTGCTTCAATCGTGTCAGGGATATGAAAATAGGGGAAGATATAAGTATAAATTGCCTCATCTGGCTCTTCGATATCATCATTGCCCATCGCCTCAACAAGCCCTTCCGTATTGACCAACTTCAAAGCTAATTTGTTTTTATAGTCCGTAATCAACTCACTCGTTGTCACAGTAGATTCACCACCTTGCACTCGATGAATGTACTTACCGTACCATCAGCATTTGTCAGAGAAATTTTTACAGTCGCGCCATCCATAATACTATTATTCAAAATACGAATTTTAAAAGTACCATCGTCAGCAGCCTGCACCTCAACAAATTCATTGAATTCATTAAGACATTTTGTGCTCCACACAGGAGTCTCCGCAACCTCTTCGCCAGTGATGCTTGTAAATACAGGAGTGAATTTCTTCCAAGAACCACCAACACGAACTTCCGGCTTGCCTGCGTACTTAATAGCAGCAGTCACCTGAGAGTCAGTATCAGGCTCATTACTCTTGTTTGGTTCAAAGTAGTCACAAATCATCTTCTCGGCATTGTCCGTCTTGCTGTTGTACTGATCTTGCCGAATATTTAACACAAGAAATCCCTGTGTCTTACCGTGCAGCTCATAGCGTTCTGTGCTCTGGTCAACAGAAGTCGTAACATATGTTTTCGGCTCTCCATTGATAATTTCCAGCATAAAGCGCTTATCAAGGTCAATCAGCGCAGTCTCGTCATCAAAAGGCATCTGCACTTTATACTCACGTTGACTCAGTGAAGTCACAACAAGTTCCTTATTATTTGCGTAATAAGGCTTACTCAGTGTTGCCCAACGAGATACTATCTCACCAGTAATCGGATTTTGCCATTGAATCTGGCGGTTACACAGCTCCATTTTCCCACGAAGAAAAATTTCATCGTTTGGTTCAATCTCAGTTACCAGCCATTTACAGTTGTAACAGTCAACAATATCACCAAGATTCAAAGAATCGCCAGGATAAGCCTAGATTTTCTTTTCCTTAGCAATACTATTACTACGACTAACAACCAGCTTCTGAGGTAAACCATTCACAAGAGTATTATCCTCATAATCAACACTATCCTTGAAGTGTGCAGCGAAGTCACGTTTTGCAAAAGCAATTTTGACATCCTTTTTGTTAGACATTTTTGCGGCACCGCCAACAGCTCGTGCCCTTGTATAAAAGTCCATTGGTACACCTCCTTACTCAGAGTAGGAAGCGTATGTATCATAGTCGATGGTCTTACGCTTACGAGTTGAGCGGTCTTTTGCCATATAGTTGTCCAGCATCGTCATATTCTCCTCGTGAATATCTTTCACAAGAGCACGAATACTCGTGCGCTCATTGGCAGGGGAGAATACCTGTAAACTCGTAGGAAGGTCTTGTGCGCTAAATGCTTTCAACTTTCCAAACTCACGCTTAAAATGTTGCTCCAACATCAAATGCGCTAACATATCAATCTCATCGAATGTGAGATCTGAATTAAACTCTTCTAGTTCTGAATCGTAATCATCGAAACTGAAATCCTCTTCCGGTTCAATGTTTCTGGTAATCACAGAAAGTGACTCCATCAAATAACTCTTTGCACGGTCATGTACAAGATCTCTTACCTCGTTCTCGTTTAGGTCAAAATACTGAAAGAAATTACTATCAGTTTCAACCAGCTCGTAGAACTTGTCGTATACCTGTGAAAATGCGGTCACATTATCCCTCCAATCTTACTCGGCGGGAACGACCTCCGCCTTTTCTCCATCAGCCTTCTTACGGCTACGCTTAGTAGTCTTCTCAACAGGAGTGTCCTGTGCCACAGGCTGTACACCAGCCATCATAGCCTGCATCTGTGCCAGTGCTGCCTGCATCTGCTTCTGTATTTCAGCAAGCTGGCTCTTTGCGGCCTCAAGCTCTGCCTGAACATCAGCAGGGGCAGACTTGGCTGCAGGCACAACAGACAGCTCACTGTTACGCTTGCCAGCACGAAGCTCCTTATAACGCTCGTCAATCAGGCGCTTGACCTTGGTAGACAGGTCTTCACCGGCATTCGTCAGATAATAGAAGCGGCCGCGAATACGCTCAAACTGAGCACCATCCTTAATGTCAATCATCCGCTGAAGGTTCTCGACAGTAGGATTTATGATTGCATCATCAATATCCTCAATAAACAGAACACTGTCTCCTTTAATACCAAGCGCATTAAAGATTTCTTCCTGCTCTTCAGGGCGGAATCGCAGAACACCATTCTTGAAAGCGTTACAAACACTATTCATATACTGAATTTCTTCTGGCGGAACGGGAATCACACAAGGCTCATTCACATTTCCAGGTTCAAAAGTATAGCCCTTATTGTTCAGTGACGAAACGGTAACCACGTTATCATCACAGTTCAAAACATCAATGAACTTTTTCTCCATCACGGAACCCATATTTATCTCCTTTTCTATAAAATGCGGAGACCACGAAGCCCCCGCATAAGTTTGCCTTTGTAAAAATCAGGAAATTATCACTGAGCCATGACAATCTTAGCAACGCGCTCGATGTGATCGATGCTGTAGCCAAAGGTAAAGTCCTTGACCATCAGATGAATCTTTTCGTTGTTGTTATCGTAGTCCTCGTAGGTATGAGTCTCGCCCTTCATGTCAAGGCGACCGATGCGTCCCGCCAGTCCATAAACCTTTTTATCGGGCAGAAGCATAGAACCATCACCCAGCTTCTTGGCAGAGCTGATGCCAGTAATAGCAACGCCATCATAAGTCTTAACCAGACCATAACGGTTGAACTCATCCTTTGCAGCGTCAGAAAGATACTGAGCGTAACCGGTCATACGACGCATCTTTGCGCAATACTTCATCAGGCTTACAGTGAACGGGTTCTCGCCATCTGCGTGTTCGTTCAGATACAGAGCTAGAGCATCCATGGCCTCCATGGTGGGCTCCTTACCCTGAACATCAATCTTCTGCTCGCCACCAGTGATAGCATCATCAACCATGCTGAACACATCGTAGAACATCTGATTCTTCAGAGCCTCAGTCATGAAAGTGGTCAGAGTAGCAACACTCTTGAACCCGTTTCGGCGAACATCTACGAAGCTCAGATCACTTTCAATCTGCTTATTGCGCCAAACGGGCTTGATGGTCTCATAGTGCAGATAAGACTTCGGCACATTGCCGCCCTTAGCTGCGTCATAAGCCTTCAGCGTGTTCTTCACTGTACGTTCTGCCTGATAATCATCAAACTCACCGATAGTTCCACGCTCAAACATTGCATCCAGCAACTCGTCGGGAGCATTGTACAGCTCATCAGTCACAGTACGATTGATAAACTGAGCAATCTCCTTGTTGGGGTCACCCTTATCAATCAGCTCATTGACATGAGCGCCAACAATCTCGGCAATTTCCTTGTCCTCGGCATCCATGGTCTTATTGTACTGAGTCTTCTCAGCAACACTATAAACACGACCGGGCTGCTTCATCAGCTCGGCCACTTCAATATTCAGTGCCATAATTCATTTCCTTTCTCTTCGCGCAAAATAAAAGAGCTACCGCCAAAAGACGATAGCCTTAAATTTCACGTATCGTATTCAAGTTTTTTTCTCTCAATCAAGCAACAGTCTTTGCCTCGGGCAGCACACTGATCATAATCAGCTTGTGGCCGTTGTCGTCCATCACACCAGCAAACTCAAAACGAGAAGTACCAGTAGTAGCAACCTGCCATTTACCGTCAGTGTTGACCTCCAGCAGCTTGCCGACATTAGCATCCTGTGCATCATCTGCCTTATACTGGTCTGTGCCGTACAGCTCACCAGCATACAGAGGAACGCGCTTCACCAGCACACCTGCCTCAATCTCGGTGACCATCTTATCATAGTCATCAAAATTAGTCTGGCTTGCATAGATGCCCTCCGGGATAAACTCATGGGCAACCATCTCGATGCCCTCAGCGGTAGCTGCATCAGGGAACTTAACCTGACCAGCCTTGTGGTCAACCTGAACACCCATACCGGTGACCATAGCGACCTTTGCGGCATAGTTAGCGGGAATATTCTTCGCGCCGTTCACCATCAGTTCACGAATCATAATATTTTTCCTTTCTCTCAAATGTTATTACTTGCCCAAATATTCCCGCCATGCGTCACGCTTGTTAGCGTTAGTGGTGTTATACTTGGTTTCATTCAAATTCAGCTTGATACTCTCAGACTTATGTACCTCAGAAGTCTCAATCTTCTTTTCAGCAGGAGCCTTCTTCGCTGCTTCAACACAGCGAGAAGCAATCACACCATTGATACCAGCCTCATCCAGATTCTCAATCATACTTGCAAACTCGCCCTCACCGGTCAGTTCAGCCTCAGTAATCATCTTGCTGGAAATAGCATACTGGCGCAGATTTTCCTTTTTCTGTGCAAGCTCGGCCTCCGCCTTTTCTGCAGCTGCCTTCTCCGCCTGTTCCTTGTACGGAGTCAGCTCCGCAATCTCATCCTTAGCAGACTGCAACTCTGTATTCAGGCTTGCGACAGTCTTGTTCAGCTCATCAATCTTGGTGTTGACCTGAGAAACAGAAACAGTCAGAGTAATATTCTGCGGCTCACCCAGAGAAACTTCATCACCCTCAACAGTATAAGGGAACATAATGTAATCCAGCTCGTTCATGTAGCCCCACTTCTTGCACCAGATAGTGTGATCTTCAGGGAACATATCGGTCATGTAGTAATCAGAGCTAATCTTTGACACTGCATCTTCAAGCTTCATATACAGGTCACGACCGGTCAAACTGGAAGTCTCAGTGGTAGACTCCGGCTCTGGCTCACCAGCAGGCTCGGTGCTGGTTTCAGGCTCAGTCGGGGGAGGGGTTTCACCGCCTTCCTCAGAAGTCTGAACATCAGGCTCTGCCGGAGTGGTGGGCTCTGTGGTAGACTCAGTAGCGGTCTGCTCTGCCTGCTCAGTCTCGGTTGGATTCTCAACCTGTGCGGTCTGAGTCTCCTTGTCCTTATTCAGTTTCAAATTTTTTGCCTCCTTTTCATTAGATTCTATATTTGAAATCTCTTTTGTGTCCTCAATGTAGGCATTTGCCAGCTCAAGACCAAAATCGGTTTCAGCGACTTCAAGCAGTTTAGAACACTTATATGCCGGTTCAACATTTGCACCAAGCAGACAATGTGCAGTAAACACGCCATCGTCAATAATTTTTGCCATGCGGCCACCCACGATTCCCTTATGAGCTTTCAGCACATCGATTTCCCAACTTGTATTCAATGTGCCACTCTCAATACGGCGCAAAATCGTCGCACAAGCTTTTGGATATCGCTTCCAGATTTTACAAGATGCAACAATAAAGTCGGTATCGTCAATTTTCTCGATACCGACCGATTGAAAGCTACCGAACGCATCAGTGTCAAATTCGGCAGTCTTGTATTCATTGCCGTCAGCGTCTTTTCTGGTGACGACTTTCATATTGTGACCAGAAAAATCCAGTTCACCCTTTGGAGCTACGACCAACTTACCAACAAGCGGGTTGCCAACCAGTGTACTCATCCATCTTTCAATGGTTTCACGGTTCAAAGCAACCTGATTCCCATTTACTGAGAAATCACAGATGACAAACTTGGCAAGATAGTGGTCTGGATGCTCCGTAATCTCAGAGCAACAGATGTTTCTACTATAGAAATACTCCTTACTCATCGTTTATCACCTCACTTACTATCTTCATTTCTCTGCTGGTCATAAATCTGTTTTTCAGTTTCCTCGCCCTTTGGACGGCCTGTCTTTTTATCACTGTCACCACCATCGCCGGAATTACCGGTCGATGTATAAGATGTCTGGCGAGCCACAAACACATCGTCATAACCTTCCTCGGTTTCAGCCTGACGCTTGCGTAGTTCGTCCTCAGCATGAAGCCCCATATACTCGTAAGCAGTCTTGTAAGAACAGTTCAAAGTGGTAAACAGGAACTGAGCAATCGCCTTCTTCATCTCCATACCCATCATTTCGGTAGTAGAGACCTTCACATCAGGGCAGTACATCGGGTCTACACCTGCATCTTCAAGGCGAATACGATACCATCGCTTTAATACATCTTCAATCTGTTCTGCAATCTTACCGATATTTTTCATCAGCTGGTCAAGAGACACCTTTGCAGTTGAAACAGTCTGTTGACCATCGGTATTCAAGAAACTAATACCCAAAGCAGCCATTTCTCGATTGCGATACTGTTTGACAGTCTCAATATTTGTCATCTCAACTTTTGGTTCAACATACTTGATATCCTTAACATAGGGAGCGGTCGTCACAAGCACGGTATTTTGCTTCCATGCACGTAGCAAATTGTCGTGTGCCGTCACCTGTTCAGAGAAGCCCTTTTTATCGTTATTTGGGCCCATCAATGCAGGATCAAGCTGTTGCCAGATGATTTTCTTTGCCTTTGCCTTAGCATTTACACGGTCTGAAGTATCAAAAGTCTCAAGCATCAATGCAGGACGTAAGGCGCGGAATAGGGGAGAGACACCATATTTCTGCCCCATATTGCCAATACGAATCACACCACAATGGTCAACATCCAATTTTGCATAGGTGTCACCATTCTTAAACGCTTGATACACCTCATCTGGATAGTTGTTTTGAATCTCAGTCTCCTGATTTTCAAAGAATAGTGCCTTATTCTTCTTGTCCTTCAGCATGGATTTGCTCAAAGCGGACTTCAATTTAGACATATTGATAAGCACAACAGGCTGTCCATTTGACAAATAATCACTGATTTCAGCAATACCAAGAGGGTAGTAGTCTACAATATAATTCTCATCTTTCTGGCGCAGATATGTAATGTAAGTGCCCTCGGCGTAAGTCATCGGAATGGCAGTACGCAACAGGCTTCGCACATTGATTTGTGTATTGAAATCATCAATCACTTCACGGGCATAGTTTACCTGTTTAGTTTTATTACGCTGTTCAGGGAACTGTGCGAAACTGCATTTGAACTCCGTATTAACATTCGCCTCAATCGCATCATAAGTAATGCCAATTAGGTCATCTTTATTGATGTAATTACGGATGATTCCATTGACCGTCTGCACATTCGTCAGGCTCGACTGTAACCCTCGCGCGAGCTCATCAATTCGGTCAACCGTCAGTGTCTCAGAGGAGGCTGAAATTTTCAGGTATGTACTATATTGCTTATTTTCAGGATCATAGGATGCGATAGCATGGCGGATAACATTGTCCATTCTTTCATCTGAAAGCTTGTTTACAGATGTAAGCACAACAGTACCATCATCTGTCTGTGAAGCGGTCACGACATCAAAATCTTCCTTTTTCTTTCTTGCCACATTTTCACCTCCTCTGCTTAGAAGTCAATGTTAGAAATACAAATCGGCGGAGCAGTCATTGTCTCCACCGCAGACTGGCGCACTTTATCCTTACGACGTAATTCGTATAGACGATGAGCAAGCAAAATAGCAACATAGAACCTATCATCGTGAATTTTATTGGCAACATCGGGTGCCAAAGCATATGTTACGGTCGTGTTTTCAGAGTTTGTCGTTTTCTGAATGCTTGTAATCTCGTTCTTCATCAAGTCGATATTAACCCACGCAGTCTGTTCCTCTAATGAGAGTTCATGCGTTTTCAAAATTTCTTGACCAGTTGATTTGTCAACACCATCTACTACCTGAACGTAATCTCCTCCGTTATATTCAAGAGGGAAATGAATGACGCCAAGATTCATCAACTCAATAAATTCCTCAACCATGGCAGTACGGAATTTACGTGGACTAATTAGACGTAGCTTGTCAACAGCATCTGGGTAACGGGCATCATATCCTTCATATAATTCATGATTTGCGTCGATAAAACCACGATGTTCCGCACCTGTTTTATCGGTCCAATTATTAAGCAAACCGTCCGCATATGTGGAAGTACCACCGCCGCCAGCGCCTTGATCAATCATCAATCTATCAATGTACTCGTAATCAGGATTTTGACCATTGTAATGTAGAATCAACTCATGTAACTGCTCAAGCTGACGATTAGAATCGAGCTTGAATTTTTTCTCATTTGCAATATCAACCATGTTCACACAGTTGATAATATCTCCACACATGCCGTTTTCTGGATCGTTATAAATACGCATAACACCAACAATAGAATTATCCATTGTGCGGGCAGGATCAAACGCAAGAATATACTGATAGTTCTTATCCCAATAAAGCTGTGGGATATACTTTCGCTCATTGCGACGAACTGTACCCCATTTGATAATCTGGTTTACGCCACCATCACGACTTGGGCGATTATAATATTCACGCAACGCCTTCATTTTATTTGACTTTAGAGCGGCTTCCACTTTGTCTCTTGTCAACAAAGCCTTGTATGGTTTACCATTCATATAGACCTGAATTGCAACATCGCAAATCATGTCGCAAACAAAATAATCACGGTCACCGGCAATCATACGCTTTGCAAAGTTTTTATAATAACGATAGAATAGTTTATCCATCGTATCCTGACTCGAAGCATACACAAGTTGTGTAGGAACCTTGCGAGGCTGAGTTTCAGGGTTATAAGAATCATCCGTATCAGTCACAAAGTCAGTATTCTGAGTGGCAAAAGCTTCACAGACAACAATCAGTTCGTCAGAGCAAAACGCAGCCTCGTCAAAAAACACAAGAGTTGCACGACGGGATCGGTTGGAATCCGGGTTGGAGTTTAGCGTGTTAATGGAACTACCGTTGTAAAACTCAACAACATACCCGGCGGGATTATGACTAAAGCCACTCTTATTGGTTGCAGACTTTTTTGTTTCTTTTTCTGCAATATCTTGCAGACTACGGATAGACGCAGCTGTTTTACCAACACGAGTGACAATTTCTTCGATTTTATTAAAAGTTTCCTTACTCTGATCACCAACGCTACTTACGATGTAAATAGCTTGATTCTCATATAGGATAGCCTTTAGTAGAATGAAAACAGAACCTACAAAAGACTTACCAAAGTTTCGACTACATGCCCAAAGAACATGACTTGCATTCCAGCTTTGTTCCAGCATATATGCCTGAGCGTCAAATAGTTGGATACCCAATAAATCTCTGGCCGCAATAACAGGATTACGCCGATAGAACGCAATCGTTGCCGCATCACACTCATAAATCTTACGTTTTACGGCTGTAATAATAGGCGTTCTTTGTTTCATTCTCATACGGCATCACCATCCGTATCTTTTACGCTTGCGTCAATACCGGCATCTTCCAACAGCTCCTTGAGCCGCTGATTCTCGATAAGAGACAGCCTGTATTTTTCCTTAGCGTCATCACTTTCTTTCTGGAACTTATCAATCAATTCTCTTTGTGTATCGAAAATTTCCTGCTGGTCATTCTCGTCAAAGAAAGCGTTTTCCTTAATGGCCTTAAAACTCATATCTGCCGCCCATTGAGTTCCCGGAGACCGTAACTGGTCGTAGAAGTTTGCTTCTGCACCAGCAATATCCTTTTCACGCATATCCTTCATCAAGAATGTAAGCGTATTACGTCCAGCATCCTTGTTGGAACGGTTCTTGACAGAAATCTCATTTTCCTTAGCAATCTTATCGTTATTAGAAACCAACTTGACCTTGATATCGTTCAGACTCTTAATAGCTTCCGCTGAGTTCATCGGATTCAACCGAGCAATCTGCAAGTCAATTTGTCGAATCTGGTTGTTATTGTTCACGACCTGAACAATCTGTGATAGTTTGAATGGATCGTCTTCAATACCATCTTCAAAATACTTGATGAGTTCACTAAACAAATATCGGCGATCACTTTCGTTATAACCTTCGAATGGGTCATATCCAATAACAGAAATACAATCATCCTTTGCTTGAATTTCAGGTTTAGACCACTTCTGTTCTTTCTCATCACGGACATCGATTTCAGTTTTGTTCAGTTCACCATTGACGAGGGTATTTGAAAAAGTTTGGAACTGGTAGTTACGAGCGTTACCGATTATTCGTAATAGAAGCCCCATCTTGAACGATCCGTTGTTCTGACTGATTGAATCAAAAAGAGAATTATAGAATGGAATATCAAGAATATGGCACATCAACATACACGCAGTACGGTCATTTCCGTACTTTCTTGAATATTCATCAAACATTTCATTCACACAGTCTTTACAAAGCGGAGCATAGCAATCATTTGCCTTCTAAAGCGGGCTGTAAGTGATTTTATAGAAATGATTTACTGCTACGTCATATTCCTTACCACATCGAAGGCATTTGAATGTCTTCTTGTTCTCGGTTCCCTCTAAGATTACAGAAGGGTCAACCACTTTCTTTTTTCTAGGCAAACAAACACCTCCTTCTAATAGGGCGCATCGAGAACATACCTCGATATTCGTTTCACCATTACTAACTACCGTTTCGGTAGGAAATATCAAAATAAAAGCCGTAGAACGTGCGCACATTCTACGGCAAACAAAAGATCCACCCTCATGAGCACCAATAATCTGGGAGGCTGGGTGGATTTCATTCTATAAAAGACCTATCATGATACGCATCGTTGAGAGGCTTGATAGGTTCTGTTCAAAATTCGGCCTCAGCATTTTGACACCGTATTGAGCCGAGGTCTTTATCATATATTTGAGCTTGCGCCCTGCCTACGAATAGGCCAAGTTTCAAAATATGCCTGCCGCCAGAGGGAGTTTAACTAACGGCAGGCTTGCAAAAGGGGAGATGCTGGGTACAGAGGGTGGATTCGAACCACCGACCTTCTGGGTATGAACCAGACGAGCTACCTGACTGCTCCACTCTGCGTTATATAATGCCTAAGTGTCATCTATTTCTTAATCGTATGCGCATTACAGGTTAATCATAGACTGACTTCGGACTTGCCTCCAACCGCGAAGTGGAAACCATTTTTGGCACGCCCAGCTGCTTTCGAGACAGCACATACAGGTTTTAGAGACCTGACTTCTACCTTTGAATTATAGGCGCACAATTGGTGTATTCGGCGAGATTTAAACTCTGCGATACCTCGATTAAATCGAGTGCCTTACCAGCTTGGCTACAAATACACAATAAATCCTACCTTTTAGCCGGTGGTAGGTGACCGGTATAATATAGGTCCTCCTGAAGAAGGACTGGCGCGGTCTCAGAGATTCGAACTCTGGCATCGGGGTTACCGACCTAACGGTTTTCAGGACCGTTCTCTTCAACCACTTGAGTAAGACCGCACAATAACCCTACTTTCCTGCACAGCTACCTTTATATAAAAGGTGTAGGGAATAGCCGTACAATCTTTGGTGAGCCAGGTTGGAGTCGAACCAACGATGTTTCTGATGTCACGGAGTTACAGTCCGCTATCTTCGCCACTGGATATACTGACCCATAATAAAACAAGCATCCATCAATCCATCCGAGCTAGTTGAATTGTTCTCGTGTTGATAAAACGCTTGTTTTAGACTTTTAAAGCTTCGCATTAACGTGGCGAAACACGAATAGCTTATCATTTCGTTCCACAGAATTACTTTGTATCCAACCATCCGTAGATTGAGTTGGTCTAGGCGGTAGCAACTATTGACCGCACAGCTTGGAGCCACCTGTAGGAATCAAACCTACGACATATGTGGTACGAACACATCATTCTATCTACTGAATTAAAGTGGCATGGAGCCAGTGACATGACTTGAACATGCGAAATCCATAAAGGCATCGGGATTACAAAACCCGCGTTCTACCAACTGAACTACACTGGCACAATAAGCTGGAGCAATCACCCCAGCCCATAGAAAAGGAGACAACAAATGATGTCCCAAGCAGACCTTACGGTCGTACTTCTTTTTTAGGTTCCCGTTTAGTGGTAGGGGCTCACCGCTTTTAATTTAGACGTACAATGTGCGTCTTATCTTCATTCAGCCTTCCAAATTTATCCTGATAGACCAGAATAAATCCTTCTCGCTGAGATGGGGTTAATTTTCCATCTGCGTAATCCATTTTTGACGTTTCACAACAACAGCCCTGCTCATAAATTACAGAATTACCGATATCATAGTGACCTGTTTTATGAGTGTGTGCCATCACGATAGTATCAAAGAAATAATCATTATCCTTGAAATACCGATATGCCTTTTCTGCCGTTTTCAACATACCGCTAGAGTAAGCAAGTGGATGCACAAAAATTGTTTCGCCAACAAAACTAAACCAAGTATCGTTATAACCGATCTCGATACCACTGTCCTTAAAAACATCAATCAGAGGGTCGTAATGAACCTTTGTATGAAGCTCCTTGTTGTAATGGTTAAAGCCATCAACAAAAATAAGCTCCAAAGATGTCTTTGGCATCAGTTCAAGCAAGTCGGTGTCCAGATTCTTAGCAAGATAATTCTGGAAGCGTAAGTCATGATTACCATAATTGACAACAACCTTCTTAGGCTGAAGCATCTCAATCAGGTCAATCATATACTGACGTGCAATCAGAATTTCCTCCATTGGACTCTTACGATACACCTTGTTGAAACGAGAAATGGCCTGCGCATCTACCAGATCTCCGTTTACCTGAAGAATATCAATCTTGCCAGCGTACTCACTAAAAGTCTCAATGGGCTTCTGGAATGGAATATGTAGGTCGGAAATAGACAGAATGCAGGTTCCCACATCTCTATTAGATAATGACTCCTGATACTGCATACCCGCACGGAATGCCTTAAAACGCTTGCGATATGCGCACTCACCAAAATTCTTACCCAATTCATCATTGAGTACTTTGGATGCGCCATCCCAAGTCAATTCTCTAGCCAGAACAGCATTCCCGATTCTTACAAAGAAGTCATCGCTCGTTTCTTCTGGCCGTTTATTATAGCAACCCATTGGCATCAAGCCGGGTCGCCCAGCAGCTCATCAGAAGTGGAAATATTGATGGTGACACCCTCAATACCATCCCACTTTGCCAAAGCTTCCTTCAGATTGAAGACGTTCTCACCGTCCTTGGTGATCTCAGTGATAGTGCCCTCGGCAGTATCAATAATAGCGTTCTTAAAAACAACACTCTTCTTAGCAACCATAATTTTATTCTCCCTTATATTTTATTTCAAAATTGAAGTATTTTAGCATTCAAGAGCATCAGCCCAAGTGCTAATCCAACCACGATGATTTGTATTCAACTCACAAATTGCGGTACGGTCATGCCCCCTGAAATGCTCCATGTACGGAATCAGTGCTGACCGTTCCGGGTGCTTATACAAGTCACATTGACCAGAATGTCCGATCGCAATGAGGAGGCACGAGTCTTTTACTCGCGTAATGACTTTCTTCGCATCGGCTAGAGTGAAATTTTGTATTTCGTCGAGGATAATAACCTTGTTTTCAAAGTTGACACCTCGCATATAAGTATGTGCTGCACACTGGATGTACGCACCATACTTCTGACTTTCAGGATTTTCATCAGCAATTACCGCCGTATTTGGATTAACGCCAATGGTTTCAAGAGCCTCGAAAAGTGGCTCCATGTACGGAGCACTCTTTTGTTCCTGAGTTCCTGGAAGGTAACCCTGTTTCTCTTCCTGAGTAGGAGATACAATATACACAATGCCATTGTAACGACCATACTTAACAAGCAGGTCAGCAACACCAACAGCAATTGTAGTCTTACCGGTTCCGGCACGGGCATTCGCAAAGACGACATCAATATTAGGGTCCCAGATAGCGTCCCTAAAAATTTTCTGTTCTGGATCAAGCGTCATACCATAAAAGGTAGAATACTCATCCAGACTCTGAGGGATATCCTTCTTCTTACGCATTTCAGTCTTATCAGAAGCCATATATTACAACTCTCCCTTAATTGAACTCATCCACATCATCGCAAATCTTATCGACGATACCAAAATTGACCTGCTCATTAGCATCCAGATACCAATCCTTGGCCTTATTCTTTGTCATAGTCTTCTTGTCAATGGCAGAATGAGCCATAATATACTCACGCATCTTCACAACCTGCTTCTCGTAGTAGTCCATAGCCATCTTAGACTGCTCAAAAGTACCCTGCGTACCTCCAGAGCCACTGTGAATCAGCGCAGTAGAATGAGGCAGAGCAAAGCGCTTCTGACCAGACAGCAACATCACAAGAGCAGCGCTCATTGCAATACCTGCGTTAATCGTCCAAACAGGAGTCTTGCTCAGTGCAACAACATCAATGAAACTGAACATAGCGTCCAACTCACCACCATAGCTGTAAATAAACAGTTTAATGGGCTTGCGCTGCTCAACAGGGGTATTCTTATCGATACGATTGTATTGCAGAATTTTACGTTCAATTTCAATCAGAGACTGGTCAATCTCAAAGTCGATAAAAAAGATACGCTCTTTCTCATCAACATAGAAATTCATCATCTCAGGAGAGGGGAGACCACCCTTGTTCATCAGTTCAGTGATCTCTTCGGGCAGCTGAATCTCAAAATCCAAATTACTATACCTCGTTCTTTCAAAGATTAGTAACGTGCGTTACGCTGCATCTGCTTTAGCATCTCGACAGCGGCAATATTAAAAGGAAGCAGCTCAAGATATCGAGCGGACTCTTCCAGATACCGCTTGTGACGGGTCTTTGCAATACAAGCATGAGGGAAGACCTTTCGCACAGCCTTCGCTTCGGACTTAGTGATTTCAATCATTAGGTAAAACACCCTTTCAAAATAAAATAGGTAGGAAGAAAACAAGCATCCTCGCTCTCTCCCTACCATAACTTTCCGCACTGTGTTTTACTCTATATATGTAAAATTATAACGTATCTACGTTAAAATATTGCGCTTTTTCGCATTTCATAAATCAAACATTTTTCTATTTTGCACGGTTTTCTCAATATTTACGTTTTTAGCGCACTTACGACAGTATTTTTGTCTGCGTCCGGTGCGAGCAACCATCTTTCCGCAACAATCACACTTGATGTACTCTTTCCCACAATACTGGCTCCACAGAATACCAGCATTCTCAAAATCGTCCACGAAAATCTCATGAGGAGAATCCGGCTCCGCAATCAAAACATGGATGTTCAAGTTGTCAATCTTTTTCAAGCTGGCAAACCCAATAAAGCCAAGATTATGTAACTCACAAATCATCTCGTTCTGTTTTTTTTCATTCGCGGATACGTTTGCCATCCTGAAAATATCAGCCGTATCTTCCGTAATCCAGTAGTTGCATTTTTCATTAACTGCAATATGATATTTTGCCAGACACAGCATCGTAAACATCAAGCGTTGCATCTGCTTGCCCTCAAGTGCTTGAATCTTCTCTACCTCTGCTTTTGTAATGCACACACCATCAAGTTCCACCATAGGACGGCCTTTAGCAGAAGCGATTGCTTTATCAATCAGTTCTCTATCCAGAACCTTGTTGTACCCTTCAAAATGACGCAACATATACTCGTTGAGCTTTTCTCTTACATCATCCTTTGAGTACCCTTTGTAAAAATAGTACTTCGCAACATAATGCAAAACATGCCCCGCCCTTTTCCAAGGTACATCCTTTTCTAGCCACTCTTCAGCGTAAAGAACTTCATTCAATACAATCATCCGCATCCTCCTTGCTATTCATGTTAATCAACACATCCTTGAAACGCTTGCCATCATATTCAATATCGCCATTCTCGTCCTGCACAAGAGAATGCACCATACCGTTATGCCGTTCCAATAAGCGTTTAATCAAAGTATCGTGAAATAACTCCCAAACAATTGCAATACTGGATGCATTCTTCTTACAAAGATCAAGCATAATATCGCAAAGCACATCGTCATTGGAACATTTATCGTGAAGATTACGGAACATACTTTCCTGATATAGCGCAATTCGCTCCTTGCGGTCTGCGCTGGCTTCTTTATTATTGTTTCCGTTACCAGAATGGATTGCGTTGCCACGAGCAAATCTCAAGTAATCCTTAAAAATAGAGCGAATACCATAGTATTGAGAATTGGTGTACTCAATGCCAGACTTGAGCGAGTCGTAATCAAACTTGCGCTTTATCTTGAGCTCTTCTTCGAAATCTTCCAGCTCGTCCTCAACAGTCCAGCATAGGCGGTTCATGGTACAAGAATTGATTCCGACCGGCATCCGATAGAGGTAATACTGGATAACCATTTCATCCACATCGTCCTTGACGGTCTTTTGCATAATCTCATCCAGACCGGCAAACCCATCCCACTTGATGCGCTTGCGAGCTGCGGCCACATACTGCTTGTAATCACGCATCTGAGCAGGGTAGATGTAGCTCATAAAATATGGCTTGCGCCATGCGCAAATACTACTCCAGAACTTCTTATCCTCGATAGTATCAGGATTATCATCATCTTTAACGGCGCAAGCTTTATTGTCATACCAGTATTGCGGCATATCTGTCGTAGCTACGCCTTTTATTTTGTCGATCGCGTTCTGTTGATAAAGCTGTCCGCAGATAATGCGATACGTAAGTTCATCGTACTCTTTACTACCTTGCTCAAATTTACTTCGCACATCAAACATCGTTGTAATTCGGTTTGTTGTACGTCCAATATTATCTCCAAATCCGCTGATATTAGATTCAATAAAATCCTTTTCGGTCGGAACTTTTTTCTCGCATTTGCGCTGAACACAAAGAACAACCGGCTCATTTACCCATTTATCAATGAGGACTCTATTGTCGGTAGAAAATGTAAGGTCGGCATCGAAATCTTCACCGTTAAGCGCTGCACACATATTATCCCACGCATTGGTGATAAACACGGACTTCATATAGCGATACCAGTATTGGCAATCATCAGACACATTCAAATTCATGCACCGAATATTTGCCATCTGACTCATAGGAGCTCTAAAACAAGCAACCCTTTTGACGTCTCTATCATTCCAAAAACGACTGTAAACCTCACCGGCCTTCAATAGTCCGGTTACCTCCATCCGAAACATAGACTGGCAAAGCGCATATGGATCGCCACTCGCAACTTGAAAATTCCCTCGTACCTTTACAACACCAGTTTTTGCCTGAGAGATTCGCTTTTTAATAAAGTATCGAATCCGATTCTGCACATAAGGGTCGTTAATCATTTCTGGCTCAATCATAAGAGCCTTAATATAGTCGTTTTCCAGACTGTTTATGTAATTCGGGTCATCACGCATTCCACTGCCACGCAAATACAGCAACGCATCACGCCAATCACCGCCCATGACGCCCTTGATTTCGTCCAAAGTCGGCTTTACAAGCTCACGAATCTCATCATTCGTAAGCTGATAGCTTTGGATAAACTGATAATTCAGATTGCGCTCCTCATCAAGCTCCAACTCACAAGTCTTGGTTACAGAGAAGTGATAGTGGTTCTCTCTACAGTTTTCAAGATAGTCCTCACAACTATGATAACTATCCCACAGCTTCAACATAGAGGTACTAAGAACTACTTGAATCCTATTTATATCACGATAATCTCCCCATGCGTCTTTTAGCATATTCTGTTTTGCTATCTTCTTAGCGAACTCGCGGAAAGGGAAGGGAAATAACATGCCTTTACAGAACGCATTCCGCACGCAGAAGCCAGACGCGGTGGATGGGAGCTTCAGATCCTCACTCCACTGCTGTGCAAGGTCGTAACTGATGAGTCCAAAACCGTCATTCGCACACAGCTCACAATCATGTTCCTTATCTTCAACTATCGTAGGTTCTCCAGACACTCCATCGTCCAGAACAACAACATGGTCTTTAAAGCGCGTATAGCAATCATCTATAACAAGTACACCATCAGGGTCAGTGACCGGAATAGAAGCAGAGCAAGCAAGGGCTCTATAAGCCTCTAACTTTGCAGGCACAAATTCCATTCCCTTGTTACGGCCATTATCGATTCGTTTGCGGATATCATCAATAAGACGGTCGCTCACAAACACAATCGTACTATTCTTTACACCACCAGTGGTTCCAACCAAGCGACGATATGTAATTCCATTGATTTTGAACCCTTTAGGAGAACATGCCCGGCGGTAATCATTCTTCTTGTCTACCACCAGACACATATAATCCGGTTTGAACTGAACTGTGTCAAGCTCAGTGTATAATCTCCGAATTTCCCGGCGGTTCTCTAAGCAAGAGGGTTCATTCCGTAACATCTTAATTCTACGCTTAATACTCCGTGCCTTAGCCTCTGCATCCGTAACACCATTCAACTCATCAATCCATCGTAGAACAGTGCTATCAGCCAACGAGATAATCTCGTGATTTCGTCTGGCTTCATCTAATGGTAGAGTTAAATCCCATTTTGCTTCAACCAGACGCTTCGTATGGATCTTAAAAACAAACTTTTGGCAAGTTTGCTGCTTTGCCATTCGGCAGTCACCTCCATGTTCTTTTTGAATGTATCCTGTAATGTATAGCTAAAGGGAAAATATAAAAGCAGGCTTTTATAGATAGCAGCTCTCGCCATCTTCCATAGCCTTGATCCAAAGTCGTTCACGCTCCTGATAGAGTTCATCCAGCATATCGTCAGCAGCCTCGTACTCCCGGCGAGTCAGGCTGGCATAATTCATATCCCGAATTAAATACTTAATTTCCGCATCAACATCCTCGTAAGTACGCATTACTTAACCTCCTCGTCCATAACAGCTCCGCAGTCAGGACAAAACTTTGATTCATCGATATTTTTGCTAGAATGACAAGCCGAACATTCAACAAAGAAGCTTTCTCCAAAATCTTCAAAATGTTCAATCCAGTGGGCGTGAACCACTCGACGGAACTCACCGCCAGCGGCCATCTCTTCTTGCATGTATTGAATTGCCCCATTCAAAGTCATCTTGCATACAGTTTTCTGAAAAGCAGAAACAGGACTGTTATCAATCAATGGCTTTGTATCTTCCAATGTCTGAATCAAGTGTGTTGCGTTAATAAACTTATCCATCACTTAACCTCCTTAGCTACCAAACGAATTGTCTCGTCAATCTGTTCAAGTTCTGCCAGCAAGACATCCACTGTATCAGCATCACTTTCGGAAATATACAAATCCTTAATTTTATGTAAAGCCCATTCAAGGTTCGGGTAATAGCCGACCGTAATCTCCTTTACGCCGGTGCCCACCTCACCAGTCTTTGGATTCTTGCCAGCTGGCCGCTGCTCAATAATAACGATATTTCTCTCATCGCAGTTCTTTATAATGTATTTACCAATTTGCACTCGCATCTCTTAGCCCTCCTTAAATATTTCTAGCGGCCTCAAATGCAGCCACATCGTTCATGAAATCATTGATATGTAAATACTTGTCACCCTTCCGCACAGTCTTAGGCTTAAACTCTTGACACTTGCATCGCACCTCATCACAAGTAGTGAAGCACGGGATCTCATACTGGCATTTTGTGCAGACATGCTTCTTATAAAACTCCGGCAAGCGTCCAACCGCTTGGTAACACTCGTAAGTCACCTTTAAATCATTCCAATAGGGGTTATCAAAATTCATTATCATCAACCTTCTTTCTTATAGACATTCAAACCATAGTTGCTATTATATTTTGGAGATCCCGCCATCTTAATATGATCAATCGCATTTTTAGATAATTGAACCATTTCTTCAATTAGATAATCATATTTCTTTAAATCAATTCTTTTGCACTTCAAAATATCACAAAAATCACTATTGGCAAGCATGAAATCACCTTTTAATGTGAAGTGAGTCAGTAGCAAATTTGTGTACTCTACAATTTCTGGACGAATCTCTATACCATAAGCAGGAAGAATACTTCTACATCCAAAATATCGATAACAAACATCGCTAAGTTGCTCATAAAAATATTTCGCATTTCCACTGCTATAAATATCATCATGATTTTTACAGGCAGAGCCGTCTTCGTTTTTGTATTCTAATAATAGCTTGTTCTCAAAAGTATGATACATATCCTCATCATTTTTTGAAAGCTTTATAGTTTTATACCTTACATTACCATCTTCTTCTGTAACGACTTTTCCAGTAGCAATCAAAACATTTTTAATCTTAATGATTCCTTTTTTTTGAAGAAAGTATAAAGCAGTTTCAAGATATTCTTTTGCAACGGATTTTGCATGATGCTTAAATGTTGATGTATCTTTATAATTGACGCCATTAAGAATATCACACATAAAACCATATGTCTTTAAGTTGCAGTCCATCATCATTCCTGGAAGAGTCCAAAATACATCAATAACATCATTATTAGATTTCTTATTATCAACATAAATATCCATAAGTTGATATGCAATTACTCGTTGAAACACGTCATAACAAGGAAGTTCTATCGGACTATGGCTATTATACAGTTCATTTGTTTTATCATAATTTCGAATATACACAACCTTCATACCCCACGGAGTTCCATGAATGGCTTGGAAATCGACATATTTATTAAGATCTAAAAAGAAATTATATCTTGTTTCTTTTCCGTATAATCTACCACCAGGAGTCGTCAGGCCAAGATATACCGCAATATCACGATAGCCATCAAATGTCTGTCCAACACGAAGCCGATTTACCATTTCCTTTGTGATTTCATAACGTTTATTTTCCATAAAGTCTCCTTACCTTTTATAAGAACCATACCATTTAAATCCAGCACGAGGAATTCCAGAATTCGCAGGAACACGAATCATTCCATCTATAAAGAGCTGAAGAACCTCATCACTCAACTGTCTATGCACAAAGCGAAATGGCGGCTGAGAAGCATCATTATAATATTCTGGATTTTCTTCCAACATCGCTCTACCTCTTCTGACGGCAGAAAGCGTTGGGATATTCTCACACATGGCGTCGTTCATCTCGTGGAAACTTTGCTGTTGCAATTTATATTCCGTCCGTGCCGCAGATCGCTTCAACGAGTTCGGCTCAATCGTAATATGATACATTGGTCGTGCTAGGTCGTATGTAAAGATTTCCTTGAATCTATTATCTAACTCTTCATAGAACTTATGAAGTCGTCCGGTTAAAAATACGTCTTGCTCACTCTGGCATACTCGCCCAGACGATGTGTAAAACTCATGAAGCACATTCGTATACATCTTCATATAAATGGCTTTTTGGTCTTCAGAAGGAATATGGTATTCTTCTGGGTCATGGTTTATAAACACGGCAGGGCAGTCCTCAAAAAATATTTCTTTGTTTTTTGCCATGGATTTAAGTGCAGACTCAATGTACCCAACCATTGTAGATTTCGTACAATGCTGAAACGTCTCAGCATCCGCTGCTAAATTCTCTCTGAACTCATCCATTTGCTCACGAGCAATATTTTCTAATGGTGTACCAACTATCTCAGCCCAAAAGGTATCCTCACCATGTAGGTCTTCTGGATATTGATAAAAATTCTTATTGGTCATTCCACACGCTCGTAGTATTGCGGCTGGCGTCCAAAAGAACTCCATCCAACCACTTCCATCACATTCTTTAAGTAGGTGGTAAGCAATCTGGTTCTGCAGACGCAATGAAAACTTTCCTTTATTTCTTGTTGGTAGAGGAGGAAGCACCTCATTGTCTGAACGAATCTTTACAATGATAAAACGCTTTCCTTCCTTTTTAAACTCAACGAATCGATTTAACTCTTCAAGGAAGTGTTTTTTGCTAGTTCCATCTAGTGGCTTTCCATTTTTGCCAAACACATTAAGATAAGTAGATAGTTCTAAAAAATTAGAAAAAATCTGACCATCATTCAATTTACCTGCTATCTCCGATGTAATCTCGTATTTTTTCTTGTCCATGTAACCTCCTACTCAATTTAGTTGGATTGACGAGTCTGTATTATATATAAGTATGAAGATACATAGTCGTCAGTCCAAGTACAACTATCACAAAATATCTCTTAATGGTTTACTCGACTTGAAGCTATGGCGCGTAAGCGACATAGATTCAATTTGAGTAAACCTACGAGCGTCCGCAGACGCGAGATCCCTCTCCACGCCCTGTCTGGAAGACTACTATAAATATCCATCGCAAACATCCCAATATCATCTCCTTAACAGTATCCTGTGTTGTATAGCTATCTACACTCATTATACCATGAGATTGCCAAAAATTCAATAGCTACATAACACAGGATACCGATATTTCTAGCGCCTATTAAAATAAGGTATGTTTCTGGGAGTATTGTTCTCTATGAAGGACATCCAGATACCCTGTATGTTCAGTATAAGCTGCCAGAGGCTACAATCATGCTCCTTGTAGGTCTTTAGAGTCTCTGAGAGTGCTGCTTAGATGCCAGATTAGTCCATTTATGGTGATAGGGGAGTACAGATGGGTACAAATAGGTATTTTATGCTCCGAAGAATGGTTATTTTCGGTACATTTCGGGTACACATCGGAAAAACCCGCATAAATCCTAGCTTTTTCGGCTTTTATTGGGTCAAAAAGAAACAAAATAAGGATAAAAAGGTACAAATAAAAAGAAAAACTAGCCAAAATATAACGCAAATACGTTAAATTCTAGCTAGTTACCGAATGGTTTACCGATTGAAAAATAGCGATTTTAAGCCATTTTTAGGTATTTTTGATGGAAATTGATGAATTTGTGGGTATGTGTGGGAGAAGCTATAGGGGGTGTATTTTGGAGTGTTTTCGTCAGGGGAAAGTGTATCCCGGGGGTGGTAGGATTGGTTGGAAAGGTGTCAATAAATAATTTATTGACAGATTGGGAAGGATAAAAAGTAGTAGTGTTGGCTGCCAATAGGAGAGATATTGATGGAATTATTGGGAATTGAAGATAAAATAATGTGTAAAATATTACGATAAATCGTTATTTCTTGAGGATGAATAAGAAAGATGTACTGGGGCTTCTTCCTGCTGCCGGGAACGTCCAAAAAATGGAAAGTACGCCCCACGGCTTGAGTGCTGGAAATGCTCATTTTCCGGCACTCAACAGGCAAGGACAAGGCATGGTTTTTGGCGCGTTTGTGCTATCTGATACAAGTAAAAACAAAAACTAAAAAGTTTTAACTATTTCAGCCGGGAATTGAATTTGCAAATTAGTTGCGTTTTTGTGTTCGATTGAATATTTTTTGTAACTCTTTTGTAACCATTTCATTCTTGTTACTTTCTTGTAACTATTCTGCCAAATTCTACCATTTGCCTTTATAATGTACCCGTGTGCGCGTGCGCACACACACGCCCAGGCGCACACCAGGGACTCTAATAGGTACGCGCGCGCGAGAGATCAGGCTATTTTGGTAATTGCTGGAAAAATGGTTACAAAAAGGTTACAAGTGGACTAGACGGGTTGACGGCATGGACTAGACGTGGTAGAGTATAGGCACGGGAACGGACTAGACGAAAGTTCCCGAACAACGCGCGGTCGGACGGCGCGGGAAAGTTCCCCGATAAATCGTCAAATAGTAAGCGGTCGTTCCTCGAACGAAAGGAAGTGCAAAAGCAAATAGTACAGAACGGCGCTCATGCAAAACACCACGCTTAATAGGCGGGTACAAGGGTATGACGGTTTGAACGTGTACACACAAAATCAACCCTTTAATCAGTCGAACGGTTGAACAAATGGCACGGCGGGCAAGGCGGTTGGAATCCGTACTTGTTCAAGTAGTTCACCTTGCAAAACAGGTCGGAACTGATTTCAGATTGACGGAATGCGCTGGAAGGATAAAAACAATATAACCGTTTTGAAAGAATCCTAAAACCTATGTTTTAGGCAACGTTTCAAATGTAAATCATCAGCTTGTTACTTTTGAGCGGTACAATGCAACCTTGCATGGTTGAGAAAACAGAATATTTTTGCAAAGATACGCAATTGACGGCGCTGGACTTCAAAAGTTTGGCGCTTTTTGTTTGGACTTCAAAAGTTTGGACGTGTCGCAGACAATAGCAGAAATAGACGGTTTTCCGTGACAATTAAATAATAGCAAGCATGGTTGAAGGGCTGTTTTGGCAGACAGAGGGTAAACCATGCTTTACAGCATACATATTTGCCCATCGTGGGCGAACCATAGGCTACAGGCAGAACCTGGATTTTTGTCTGTAGCACTTGGCTTGCTCATAATAGCAAGAAGTCCGTACACACATTATAACACAACAAAGGAGAAAATACTATGTCTACTACTACCATTCTGTCCGCTATCAACTTCAACGCTACCGCAGCCGCAGAGAAGAACCGCACCACCGGTGCCGCCGTTGCCCTGTTCAAGAAGGGTGGCAAGGAAGTCAACACCTCTGAGAAGGCTCTGGGCAGAGACTGCTTGAAGGGTATCACCGCAGAGCAGTACGAGACCTATTGCAAGGCCGTCCGTGCGGTTTATCTGGATGCTGATTTGCTGGCACGTTATGCCGCAGACGCGGACTCTGTTCAGAAGATTAAAACCTTCTACTTCAACGATCTGGCAAGCCTTACCACCGCTATCATGGGCGACAGCTTCAAAGTCAATGACGTCTTTGCAACCTTCACTGTTGAGCAGTTCATTGAGCAGAGCGTGGGCAAGGTGCGTGCATTCACTGCTACCACCGCAGGCCACGGCTATGACACGGAAGCAGAATCTCAGACCAAATTTGTAAAGTGGGTCGAAGCATGGTTTAGTGCTAACGCAAGCGGTGTTGCTATGCTTTCTATGGCAGAGCGTGACCGCCGTGCAAGTGTCCGCAAGCTGTCCTCTAAGGTTGTGCGCCTTACTAAGAGTGTTGAGAATGCAGAAGAAGTGCTGTCTAGTGCTAAGAAGGAGTTGGACTCCCTCAAGAGCAAGAAAGATACCAACGCAAAAACTCTGGAAAAGAAGATGAAGGCTGTTCAGGGCATGGAAAAGGATCTGGCAGACGTCAAGAAGAGCCTGGAATCTGCTCAGACTAAGCTGGCAGACCTTCAGAGCAAGGACTTCACCAACGACTTCAGCGCAGAAGAGACCCTGTAAGTGGACCATATAACCATCGTGAACACGCAAGAGCTCTACATAAATGCTAGGCGATTAGTGGTACTAGGGAAGACGTAACCACTACCAACACGGCAGTAATGCCGTCACTATCAATCGAAAGAAGGGAATACTATGCAAAAGTTCCTGTGCAAGAACTATGCAGACCGTCAGATTAAGTTTGACGGTCATTCTGTGCCGTCTAATGCATACTATGGTCAGACCGCAGAGGGATTGCGTTTTATCGCAGTCGTCAGAGTGAATCAGATCGGCATGGTTTGGCGTTCTGGTAAGGGCCTGGTTCCGTGGGAGAAGTCTTATAATCAGACTGTCGTTAACTTTATCAGAAGTGAACCTGTTGGCGTAAATCCTGAGACTGTGCATTTTGATATGGCAGTGAAATCAGAACGCAAGAAGGCTGGACGTTATGCAGCACGTTTTGCTGGCACTGGGTCTGCTAGTGCAAATCGTAAGAGCAAGAAGGCAGCAAAACACACTAAGGCTTTCCGCACTCGCAACGATTCCTTTCCGGAAGAGTACAATAATGCCTCTAGCTTGATCTATGGGGAAACTATCGAGATGAACAGACGGCCTCAGAAGGTCTATGGCAAGATTGCAGAGTACATGGACGGCAGCGGTGCTGGAAAAATCCGTGGTGATATGCGTCCTCTTGAGCCTGTTTTCCCTGTACCTTCTGGTAGAAAGGCAAGGTGAATCATGTCAGCAACTGTTTCAAGTGGTCAGAACTTGCGTAAGAGTGAAAAGTTTGCTATAATTGCATCAAAAGGTGGTGCAACTATGGCAGATCGTAACTATGCAACCGAATATCAAAAGCGAATGGAAACGAATAGTCAGCTTGCAATCAAAATTCCCAAAAAGCTTTTTGAGGATTTTTCCGCAAAAATTGAGCAAGAGGGAACAACGAAAAGAGCTGTACTTGTGCAACTGATTGAAGGTTATACCTACAATTCCTAAGAACTTCATACTCCAGCAACAACGTCTTGTGAATTTATTGCAAGGCGTTTTCTTTATGCCTTGTTTTGCATAATTATACAAATAAAACGAAGAATATGCAAAATGAAAACACATCACACAATAAAAGAGGAGATTTATTATGGCAATTATTGCTATTGAATCAGCTCTTGATGTTGCCATAACGTTTGGTGACACAGAACTTGTGAAAATCTATCAGGAAGCCCTGGCAGACGCTGGTGTTGATTATGTCAGTACGGCGAAAAGCTGGATGGAATAAGAAAGGAAGATTGAAATGAAAAGTCTCTTGATGCTCTTTGGCTATTCGGCTTATCAGGCCGGATGTATTGCGCCCATGATGTGGGTTTTCGTTATTGGTGCTGTCGCTGTGGGTGTGGCAGAATGGAAGGGATGGTTGAACTGATGAACAGAGAAGATATTGATATTCTTGAAGTAGGCAATGCTTATACGGCGTTGTTTTACAAGAAGAATCACTATCAGCCCTACATTGTTGCATGGCATTTTGACCCGGATTCCTACACATGGGATCAGGGTCATTATTTTTGTGACCTGAAATCTGCAAAGAATTTCTTTGCAGAGCAGGAACGGCAGAATGCAAACTGCAAGTATTGCGAAAAGCTGGATTGCCCTCATAGGGATTGCGTCAGACGCTTGCCTCGTGAACGTGGTGGCATGGGTCTTTGTAAGAACTTTGAGTAAAGGAGAATGGATATGGCAAAGATGAAGCTTGATCCTGTTTATCCTGATATTGTTAATCGCTTTCAATATGTGAAAACGACTAACGCAGACGCTTGGCAGAAATATGTCAAGAGCGTCATTGCAGAGCATAAGTATAATGATCTGTTGACCAGGATCGCATGGGATTTACTCAGGTATGTGTACACTAATGGTACGATTTGTGAGTGGTACGATAAGTATAATGTACATGATTCACATATCACAACGGCAGTCAAGAAGGCTTATGTTGAAGTCTTTGGAGTACCGTCAGAATAAAGGATATGTTCTAAGGAGGGTTTGTTATGACTGCAAAAGAGTATTGCAAGAACCATCCTGTAACCGCTTATGATAGCTGTTACGGCAGATGTGGTGGGTTTCAGATTCACGGTGATATCGAATACGGCACGGATGATTACCTTTATGGTGTGTCCGGTGTGCTGTGTGATGATGAAAAGTATCATAGCTACCACCATCTGAAGATTACTTACGCATCGTCTGGCAGAGCATACGTCAAGTGTTTTGGCAGACGAATCTATCTTGATGAATGCTTGAGAGTGTAAAGGAGAATACGAAATGAAAAAAGGTCAGTATTTTATGAACGATGAAACCGGTGTTATCACTAACATTTATCGTGAAGCTGTTGAATGGTTTCAGCACGGTGCAAGTATTTCCATTTGGATTGACGGTATTTTTGTATGCCGTTGGGATCATTAAGAAAGGAGAATAAAAAAAATGCGTGCTACTATTGAAGTATATGAAGATAATGCAGGCGGCATTTATGCGGCAGTCTTTGGTCAGAACGGTCTGGAAAATGTCGTTCCTGGTTTTTGCCATGAAATGATTTCTACGGCAGAATTCATTGACCAGTGCCTGCATGGGTGCTATGAATCGGGTGATTTCAATCCGGCAGAATTTTCCGGCATGGATATGGATTCTGTTTACAATGAAATCAGCAGTCAGGATGACTTGATTGCAGAGTTTTTCGACAACAAAGAAATCATCCTGTATCCGGCAGACATGGGTGTTGCCGGAATGAAACTGTTTGGCATGGCTTGACCGTATGTTCACAAAATGTTCGCAGAAATAAAACGTATCAACGTACTAAAATGTAGCATTAATAAAATCTACATTTTAGTGCTTGACAAAATTATCAGTATCCTGTATTATGTAGCTAAGAAAGGCAGTCCGTTAGAGGACTTTTATTTTTACCGTTCAGCTATATAATACAGGATACGCAAGAAAAGGAGATCCAACTATGGCTATGTATAAAACTAAGAAAGACGCAGCATACGCATGGGTTCAGGAATTTAACGCGATTCCTCAGAGCGTTATTGAAAAGCTCGCCAAGGTCGATTTGGAAGAGAATGGTGAAGGCATTACTGAAATCACGCCGCCGTCTTGTGGTGATCGTGTCTATATCTTTAGTGGTGACCACTATGGCGAAAATGGTGAGATTCAGAGCTACAACGAAGATGACAACACTTACAAAATTTGTCTTGATGGTACTGGCGAGGAGATTGATGTCAGAGAAGATGATTTTGAAGTCGAGCGTGACGACTTCTTTCCTATGTGGGGAACGATGTGGCAGTTTGGCGATTCGTGTGATAACTGGTGGCTTGAAAATCATCTTCAGGAAATGGCAGATTGCGGATTCCGTATCTACGAACAGGAAGATTTTGAGTACGTTTTCGGTATTGATGGCTGTGGGTACGACTTTTACGAATCTCATTGGATTCCGCTTTATGAAAAGCGTGGATTCCATTGGGACGATGAGACTGTAAAGGAGATGGAAGAAAATGCGTAAGTACACTCGGAAAGAACTGAAGAATATGGTTGCCCTTGGAATGGCAGAAGATGTTACTCGTGCAAACAATGAGGATTATGAAAAGATTATCAAAAGAGAAGATTATCTTTCTCAGGTCGGATATTCCTCTGGTGTTTATGGTTGCGATGGAATGTTACTCAAAGGATACAAAACCGGAACATATTATGCCGTGACTTCCAGAACGTCAGCAATTTATATTTTTGGTTAAGAGGTGAAAATTTTGATAATTGATCTGATTCTTGACCGTAAAAACGGCAGACGATACAGCGCACATGATTTCTATCTTGAGGTTAGAAAGTATGAGCGTCTGGGTGTTGGCACTCATTGTGAAGATATTTCTATTGCAATGGATTACGGCGATAACAGAGATGTGCAGCGTGTTCTGTGTCAGTATATCCAGCGCAATAGATACCCGGCAGACATTGAGGACTACATAAGAAGTCAAGTCTGGGTGGTATAAGCAGCAGATGCTAGGTGATTAGCGGTATTAGGGCAGACATAACCGCTACCAGAATGTGAAAACACAATAATATTAAAAGGAGTGTTATGTATGGCTTATATCGGTAAAAAGGACTTTCAGATGCTTGGAAAGATGTGGACACAGATGCGAGATCACAATGGATATGTACCTGAAAGTATGTTTCTTGAGTTTTCCGATGTAATGCATAGAGTTTCGATAAACAACGATAAAGTCACTAAAAGAACTGTTAAAAAGATATATGAAGCTAGAGAGAAGGATAAGAATTATGGTCGCCGCCAGCAGAGATTTGTAAAGGCTTATCGGTGGGCATACGATTGTAAAGCGAAAGAGGCAGTGGAGATGTATAAGAAATATAGAGAAGAATCTCCTGAGAAGATTAACGAAGTTATTGATTATTATGACAAGTGTCAAGAACAGTGTCGTCTTAAAAACGAAGAGAGTGATATCTAAAAGGAATGATTGATATGGAAACAATGTACGATCGTATTAAGCGGATGGATAAGCATGAACTTGCTGAGTTTATCTATATTATTTATCAAGTTGGTGTTAAAGATGGGGAACAGAATCTTTGTGATTCTCCTATGGGATTTTTTGGTTGCTGTTACTTCCTTAATGATAATGCAAAAGTATGGATGCCGAATGATAAGCCCAAAGATCTTTGTGATGCTTGGAATATCTAAAATCATGCTTTTATGAGGTGAAAATATGTTTGATCCAAAACGTGTTTGGAATTGGTTGACGAATTATGTGAATAATTCACTTGACAATGAGATTATTTGGACTGATGGAGAAAGCATTTTTACAAAAGATGAATATTACGCAAACGATATTTCTAATGCTATTGATCTTCTTGTTGGTAGAAATGTTTCAGTAACGGGCTATTACGATCCAAAGGAAGATGAAATAGATAGATGCACAGATGAATACACCGGATGGTATTACGTTTCAATTGAATAAAACAGATATTTTACAATGATTAAGGAGATTCTAATGAAACCATTAAGAGATAATCCTATCGAAGAAGGAATAGATGCTTTCTTTGAAGAAAAACAAAGACTCGAAGAAGAAAAGCAAAAACTCGAAGAAGAAATCAGAGATTACGAACAGGATTATTTGGACCGATATTATGATCTGTTAGAGGAGGAAGAACAAGAGTGTCGTTTAGAATTACTTAATGACTTTTACAATGACTAAGGAGGTTACATTATGACATTTGAACAGTATAAAAAGAATCGTCCGTTATTTTCCGATCCATACTATTTGGATATCGTCGAAAGAGTAGAAAGACAATTTTCTATGATTCCAACGAAATATATTCATGATGCAGAAAGCGAACTTCCACCAAAACTTGATTTTGGGATTTTAGGAGAATCAAAATATCTTTCCGTTCCGTGTATTGTTTTTATGAGTGATGGTACAGAATACGGAACGTATGTTGACCTTTCATGTTATTACAGCTATCAAGACAATCAATGGTATTTTGATCGCATTGATGTTTGTAGAACCTTATCTTTACGTGAAGTGTACAGAAGAAAACCAACTGTTTTGAAGTGGGTTCCGTTAAAGATTGTATGCAACGAAGATAAAAGAACAGATAAATCTTTCAAATATTACAATAACTATTACGAAATGATGTAAAAGGAGATTACACTATGAAAGTTTATAAGAGCAAGGAATCGAAGAATACGGCTTATATTAGTGAAGTTATGATGCATCCTTATTACGGTGCTCCAGTGCAACGTGGATATCAGTTGGCTATCTATGATTCTTACGGATTCAATTATCATGTGTCGTGTCACGAAACGCAAAACGATGCTCTTTGGTATCTTCAGAATCGTTGTGGTGGTGGGTACGAATACGATAAGGAGATTTGAGTATGACCAACAAAGATATGAAAGTGATTCTCACAGCACTTAGTTTCTACCGCAGAAAACTGATTGACCAGTCTGTTGTGTTCCTTAGAGCTGGCAATCATGAGGATGCAAAGCAGTCAACGATGGAAGCGGCCAACGTGAATGCGCTGGTGATTAAGTTTACAAGAGAAAAGGAGATTGCAATATGATTTCAATCACCGAAAATGACATGAAAGTTAAAATTCCAAACGGATATCTCGTGTGTGTTCCTACGGGTGGTGCTGATGAATATCCTGGTGTTGGTGTTTTCTTTTCAAAAGACGGCAAATATGCAAGCTGGGACGATTTAGTATCAATGATAGAATATAATTCAGCGTTTGAAAACATTCAAACAGTTGGATTTAAAAAAGGTAGCGACGATTATGTGGCCGCTATTCGATTTGAAGATGGCGATATTAGTACAGATTGAGGGGGAGCAATATGAATAACGAAAACAAGATTGTTGTGACTAGTTGGACAGGGAAATCTTGGGAGATGACCCCTGAACAGATTGAAGCAGCATATCGTTACAGAGAATTTCAGTATCGTATCAGTGATGCTAAGAATCAATTGGAACTTAATGCGGACTGGATTGAAGAAAAATACGGTTATTCTAACGATGAAGCTATTGAGTACGCAGAGGAACTGGCTGAACGTTTTCAGGATGATTTTGATTGTAATGTACCTGAAAACGAGGCATGGAATAATTGTATCGCAGAAGTATTTGATGGGCTTGGCAGAAAGGAGAGTAATGATGACTGATCCTTGTCGTTATTGCGTGGCACCGGAGCGTCATCCCGGCTGTCATGACCATTGTGAGAAGCTGAAAGCCCATCGTGAAAGTGACGAGTATAAGAAGCTGTGTGAATATAAGAATACATACCTAAAAAGTCATTCGACAGCAAGTTCTTCTCAGATTAACAAAGCGATGCGGTATTTTAAATGTAAAGGTTATAGCCTTTATGGATTTAAGAATGTTGGGAGTGTGTAAAATGTGGGTTTTAGCTAAATGTCAATATTCAAATGATAACAAGATTGGATATGCTGTATTTTACGATATTGATAAGCTTGGGTGTGTAACACTTATGTTCAAAATATATGAAGATACAAATTCTATTGAGTTCTTTTATTGTCTATTAGAAGTGAGCACTCGGCTAGAAAAGAAAACGTGTGAGAATATTTTAAAAGCCTATTTGAAAGAGAAAGGGATTTTTGTAGAGGATTAACTATGTGGGATTTAGTTGAAAATGAATATTCTAAAAAATCTGGGATTGGGTGCGCAACCTTTTTTCGTGACAAACAATTAAAAACAGCAATGGTTATGTATAAATATAATGGCCGTAGCGTTATGTTTTGCTATTCCGAGTACGATAATAAGATTCTATCTGACGGTGATAAAGATGAAATTGAGATGACAATCAAAAAGAAACTCAACTTTTGGAAGGATTAATTATGTGGGATTTAATGGGTAACAATTATTCAGAAGTATACGGTATTGGATATGCTTTACTGAATGGAATTTCAGCTGGATTTTATGTAAGTGTCATGTACAAGAATCTTGGAAATGAAATTTACTTCTATTATCTTGATGATGCTCCTTACGGAGAACTCGATGATAATACCAAAAACAAAATTGAAGATATTATCTATGATGATCTTAACAAGCGTCATATTTTTGGGGAGGACTGATTATGTGGGATCTGATGGAAGTTCACGCTTGTTTTGATGGTGAAGGTTGGGTTTGGAATGAATCTTTTCATCACAAGGATGTATTTGTAGATGAGAACGAAAACCCGAGAGAAATCTTTTGGCAAGAATGTCAGATGTTCTTCCTTCAGGATTATCTGAACAAATGTGAGGTCGTGGATGATGGCGATATCCTAGAACTTCAGCTAAAGGATTCTGGTGAACCAGTTCTAGCTATGATTATAGCAGAGTAAAGGAGAATGAGTTATGAAAATTCATCCTAAATATATTGATGTTTTGGAATCGCTGGATTGGCGCGTATGTGACTATACAGGTGATGGCAGAATTGAAATTGAAAATTATTCTCCAGCAGGAGAGAACTTAATCGTTTGTGTGGAGGTTGAGAACTTCCCTGAATCAGTTTATGAATATGCTCGTGATTTTGATGCTGATGAGCACGCAGAGATGTGGGTGGGACATCGTGGGGAAGGCGGTTGTCCTTCTAGTGTCAGAGAACTTATTGACGACGCTGATGCTATTAAAGAAATGTTGGAAGAATTAGCTAGTAGACTTATGGAGGTGGAATGAATTATGACTCGGTTTTATCTTAATGCGGGTGCTTTTGGCCGTTGGATGCACCAGAATAAAGCACTATACACTGGTGCTTATATTGAAGGTGTTTTGGTCGATAGTTTTGTTGTTGAAACGAAGCGTGGAATCGCAGCCTTTTATGAGCATCCTTTGAACGAGTGGACGAGCAACTATTATGTTGAGTTTACCGATTATAAAAATGGTTTTAAGAACGGAGAGGTCGATAAGATTTGGTCTGATTGGGACGCTTTTGAAGAAAAGGCTAGTGCATAAGAGGTGAATGAATATGAATGATGTTAAAAAGATTATCATTGCCTTAAAGGACGAATATTCTTATTGCCAAGATATTGCTTACACTGCACAAAAAGAAGGCGATGAAGAGAGAATGACATGGTATTATGGCAAAGCAACCGGAATTAAAAAGTCTATTGAAACAATCAAAAAAATGAAGAATTACGGAATCATTTTATAAAAGGGAGATTTTAGATATGAAAAACTATATTTTGATCGCCGTTAACGAACGGAAAATTTTCGAACCTGATTGTTTTGAAACTCTTGATGAGGCTCAAGCAGAGATGAGAAAACGTGTTGAGCAAATCGTGAGTCAATCTGGCGGAGAAACAGAAGTTGATTTTGAAATCAACAATGACAGTGCCTATGTGACGGACGCTCATTTTGAGCTTGGCGATGGAAACTGGGATTTTGCAATTTGCGAAGTGGTTGATACGAAATACCCTGAAAATATTAAAGATGCCATGTTTACTTCTGTTTGGGACGGTGGCTTTGAAGTCACTACGAAATGCAAGGTGAATACGGAAACAAAAGAGATTTTTGATATCGAGGTGTCGGAATCTACTGCAGATGCCGTGAATGAACTCGACGAAGAATATGTCACTATTGATGGCGTAGATTATTCAGCTGCAAATCATGATGACATCGATGAAGACGATAAAGAAACTTACTGGTATGAATAAACTTCAAGGAGAATAAACATGACTGCTCTGTATTGTTATGACAACGAAATAATAAAGTGGACTTACGGCGATAATCTGTATTGCTTGCATATCCAGCGCGATAATGAAGCGGATAATAATCCTCGTTGGTGGGATGACCACGATTCTGTAATGGCCTGTTTCCATTCTCGATACAATCTGGGCGATAAGGTTGATGCAAAAACACCGGAAGAGTTTTGGAATAACCTGGTTTACAAATATTGTTATGATGATGAAGTTCTTGATGCGCTTTTTAATATGAAGCTGGAAGATACATGTGTCGTTGTTGATGAAAATTATAGCGACGAAAAAAGATATGCCATCTGCGGTATTGGAACTCTTTTTAATGAAAAGGTTTCGGTAAACCCGATGTATGTTGGTTTGAAGTATAACGAGATTGTTACATACGTTACTGGTGAGTTTTCGATTCGCGATTGTCAGATTCTTCTTGATAAGTATATTGCATGGCTTCCTCTTTGGCTGCATGACCATTCTGGCTTGTCCATGGATTGCGATACACAGTTCAGAGGTTCATGGGACGATAGTAATGTTGGCTGGATTGTGACCGCTATTACGGATGGTTCTGATAGTACCAAAAATGAAGCAGAACGAATCATGCGTGATGAGGTAAAGACTTATAGCGATTATCTTTCCGGTGAGAACTATGGCTATACGCTTTATCGAGAAGAACACGGAGAATGGAAGGAGATTGACAGAACATTCGGATTTATCGGTTCTGACGTGTTTGAAAACGGTATCACATACAGTGTAAGCTATGGTCTTGAAAAGGCATTGAGGGAAGATCGATGCCGTATTGGTGATGCAGAAAAGGTTGTCACTGTTACTTATGATTTTGATAAATGTTGAGCTCTAAAATGGGGTTGAATAGATATGGCATATAAATATACCGAAGAAGAAGTTTGGAATGCGATTCATACACTTTCTGATATGAGAGCTGGATTTAACTGCTTTGACGAAAATGATGTACAGAAGTATGAAGCGTGTTCAATGGGGATTGTTGCATTAAGAACGCTTGTGAACGCCGATAAAAGTTGAATTTTAGGAGGAAGATATCATGGATGACAACATGATGGAACGTCAGATTGCTGATTATATGGTGAAACATGGTACTGAAAATACGAATTATGGCACATGGGTGTTTGAGGTAGATGAACTGGCGAAAAAGTTCAATATTACAGAGAAATGGATTCAGGAACATGAAGACGGTATTATGTCTGAGCTGTATCTCAGAGAAGAAGTAGCTGACGTTGAACGTGAATTAAGCGGCAATGATATGACTATCACACTTTTTGATGTGGTTTTCTATACCAACTATTGCCCTAACTACATTGAAGACGAACAGGAAAAAGATGATGGTGTAGATCAATATTGGTTTGCACCAACGTGTTGGTGTACTGATGATGTTATCGATGCAGCAAAACAGAAAGGAATTGTGTTGACTCCGAAGCAGGCTGAACTGTGGTGGCAGAAGAACGAAAAGTGGTTCAAGGATACTCTTACTGAATATGGTAATGAGATTCTTTTTAATGCAGATTTTAATGAGGTGTAAAATATGTGGTGTGTTATCGAATGCGGTTCCAAAGGTGAAATTTTTGAGCCTGAGTTTTTTCAAAACGAAAAAGAAGCTATGAAATATATCGTGGATGATTCGAAAAAATGCTATGCAATGTATTCTGACCTTCCTAATGTTCTGGCTTATCATGACAATGACGAACTCGAAGCACAGGTTTGGACGGATGAATTTGGTTTTAGATGGAAAGCATTTGATATTTCTAATAAATTGATGTAAAAGGAGAGTTTTATTATGAAATATGACACTCAAGCGATGGCCGAGGTCCTTTGTAAAACAGCAGGCGTTGAATATAGCTCTGATTTGGAAAAATTGCTGTACCATTTAAATGTTCAAGCACAAAATCCTTACAATGCAGATTTTCGGCGTACAGGTTTGGCTATCATTGTAAAAGTGTGTGAGGAGTTGGAAAAACGATAATGTATTACCATCTTGAATATTCTGTCAGGCATTTTATGTACGGCGATACATACAAAGGGCATGAAATCTATCCAACAAAAGAGCTGCGTGATGCAGAACTTAGCTGGATGAAAACGTGTTATAGTAAGCCGACAGAGCTTGTCTATACAACGTATGAAAACCGAAACGCTTAGTGAAGATAAGATAATGATATGAATGGAAATAGATATGAGTAATTTGAAATATAGCTGGAAATACGGGGAAAACGAACATCAAAAATATTACGATGTTTATATTGGAAAAGACTATCTTTGTGTCTGGCAAAACAAATGGGAACCTGATATTTGGATGGGGATGTCCCGTGATAAAATGATTCATAACAAAACAAAGAATAATAAATATCGTCGCAAAGAAAAACTTCCTTTGAATACACATTGGAGCGAACTGCGATGTGACACTATTCTTTGTAGTATTGATCCTGTTTATATGATGAAGAAAGTCGAATATTGTTATCGTCATAATATTGATGAAATTTCAGAATAAGGAGAATGAATATGACGGCACGAGAGATCGCAAGAGATTTTATTTCTAAGATGAATCCATGTAGATGGAATGGACGTGGATACAAACCGGATACATTTAATGATAAAGATCAGATTAGATATCATGTAGATGGTCACCCTGAAATTGATGTGGATGTTTATTATGAATATGATGCTGGCGATAATAGCTGGTGGCATTTTTGTGATGCGCGTGATAATGCTTCTGGCGATAAAATTCTTGGTGTATGTAATCCTAATGTTTGGTCTATTGATGCAATTGAAGAATCTGTTAAACATTTATTTAACAAAATAAATATTAAAATTAAATAAAATCGAGGTTTTAGAAAATGAAATATTATAAAACAAGATTATGGTATGAGTGCACTCTAATCGTAGAAGAATTTGGTGATGTATATGTCGTAAATGCCAAACCGTCTGATTTAATTCAAGCATATGAGAATTGTGGCATTGATTATACCCCTGATAGCGGCGCAAAGATTCTTTATTGTTCTATTTTCGGGGCAGAAATTAAACGTGATAGCTTTAATAATTTTAATGAATTTATGAATATGCTTGAGAAAATTGTAGCTGATTGTTGTTGAGGTTTTAGATATGAAAAATAAAGCAGTGGTTGTTATTTATGACGATACGATGTGCAATGGTCCTTACCGTGTAGAGCACAAAACAATGGAAGATGCGGTGGAGTCTGTTAATAATGATTTTGAGAGTTTAATGAAAGAACTGCGAGACGAAGGTTATGAACCTGAATGGATTCGTGACGGTCATCATATGCTTGAGGTTTATGTTCCGAATACATCTATTAACGCATGGTGGGATTTTGAGTAAGGAGATTTAAAAATGAAACTGTGTGATGAGGTTTGGTGCGTTATTGAATGCAGTTCTGACGGCGCAGCATTTGAGCCGGAGTTTTTTAAGAGTGAACGGGCGGCAAAGGATTTCATAAAAAGAGATTCAGAGGAGTGCATGGCAACTTATTCTGACTATCAGGATTTTCAGATTGCATTTGACCCAGAAGGAATGGTTGCATTGGTCGGTAATAAAGATATGAGTTGGACTTGGCAAGGATTTAAAGTGACCCGTAAAATTGAGAATCTGTGTAAGGAGTAATGGATATGGATGTCAATAAGATTAAAGAGTTTGAGCAGAAGATGATTGACAGTGCATTTATTGACGCTGTTGATTATGATCCGAAGGTGGCTGCGCGAGCTGTGGGAGCACGTAAGATGAAAATGAAGGGCGTGTGCTCCTTTAGTGAGTATATTTGTTATTTGCAGACCATTACCGGCAATGCAAAGCTGTTTTGGAAATATCAGTTTTGAGGTGATGATATGGTTTTGAAGCTTGAATTTACAGATGGGCATGAGCCTTGGATATCATTTCCAATGAATAGAGAAGAGGCTTTAAACCTGTGGAATAAGCTGAGTAGGATGCCAACGGTACGACCGGAGTTCAGGTTTGGCAAATTGAAGTGTCGCTGTGATTGTCTTGGCAACTGGTATGTTGCTCAGTGGTTTGATGGAATGCACAAGAGTAAGGAGTTCAGATATCTCGCTAACGCTTTGAAATACATGGAAAAAGAGACGGCTTGATGAATAGATTGTGAGGACAAAATGTTTGCACTTATCAATATTTATATTGCAAAAGGTGAGAATTCATTTCTCCCAGAAGTTGTTTATAAAAAGGGTTTCAATACGATTCTTGAGGCGGAAAATGAAATGAACAAACAAGTGGACGATATTCTTGTAAATCATTATTGTAGATATTATGAAGATGAAAACGGTGAACAGAATTTTAGTGTTTTGCGATTAAAAGGTGATATTCGTATTGATGCTTGTGACGTATACGATTGGTGGAAAATCGTAGAAATTTGATAAAACAGTTCTTCTAAGGAGATAGTAATATGAATGAAAAGAGATTTGAAATTGATACGCCTATTGGAAAGCTGGTTGCTGAAGCTGGTGGAGATTATAAAGATTATCCAGGAATTTACATTTATCTTCAGAGAGAAGATGGCGTTCAAATTGATTTGTCTTGTACGGAAATTGATAAAAAAACTGGCGAAGGCAGAGTCTTTATCTGGGAAAATACGTCTACGGATGAATGCACCAAGATGATGCGTTGGACTAAAGAACAACTTATGATTAAAGAGTGAGTGGAGGGAGTAAACAAAAATGACTACTAATAATCCTATGACTGTAATAACCTCTAAGCCCTTCGGCGCATTGAGTATGGATGTATACGAGGACAATAATCACCAGTATTACATGACCCGTGACCAGATTGGCACAGCGCTTGAATATGGAAACCCAAAAGTTGCAATTATGAATATCCATACTCGCAATTCAGACCGTCTTGATAAGTTTTGCTCGGTACTCAACTTGAGTACTGAGGTTGGAAATCACACGCAGATGCGTCAAACTTATGTTTACAGTTTGCGCGGTGTTATGGAAATCTGCCGTCTGTCTCGTCAACCGAAGGCAGATGCGTTTATGGATTTCTGCTGGGATATTATGGAATCTTTGATGCGTGGTGATTCAGTTCTGGCTACTCCTAAGATGGATGCTGCACTGAGCAAGGAGTTTATTGATGTAAGACTTCATGCTCTGTTTGATAGTATGAAGAACCTTCAGAACGAACTTAATTCCACTCGCAAAGATCTCAGTGAACAGATTGAGGAAGCTCGCGCTACCAACAATGAAGCTCTGAATGCAATTAGCAGTGTATCTCAGTGTGTTCATCAGATTAAGGACAAGCAGATGGATAACGCGATTCGAGCTAAGAACTATACCCCTCGCAATGTCTTCCGTGATGAGATGAGTGATTGGCGTAAAGATTTGTATAGCAAGATTGGTGTGATTGCAAATACCAAAGGTTACACAAATAAGGAAACACTTCACAAGATTTATGAATATCTGAATCGTAATTATGGTTTCGTTTTGGAAGATGCTCGTGCAAAGTATATTAAGAGAACGAATCGTAGTGGGAAAATCTCTACGATTGATATTATCGAAGAGGACTCCACTTGGAAATCCGTTATGGGTGCTGTTGTTGCAGATATGTACGCGGCATCTATTGAACGTCTGCATCAGAATCAGAATGAACTTCGTCCGATTCCAAAGGCTATCGAAGCAGTTCCTGAAGTAAACGTGAGCGATGGTCCTATTGTTGACGTAGTAGTCAAAGAAGTTGTAGAAGATAAGCCTAAGAAACAGAGTGATACGGCAAAGATTCTTTTCCCAATTATGATGCCTCTGGCAGCAAAACTTGGCGATAAGCCGCAATACAAGCATACTTATACCCTGATCTATGAGTGTATTGGTTATAAGAAAATGAATAATTTGTTTATTGCTTACGAGAAGGCTCATGGTAAAGCACCAAGTCCGAAGACAAAGGTGTTTATCGAAAACGAAAAGAATCTCGCACTGTTTAAAAAGGCTGTAAAGCAGCTGATGAAAGAACAGGAGAACAAGTAAATGTACGTAATATCGAATGGTCATAATTATATTATGAAACGGAAAGGGGGTCGAATTTGTGCCACCTGTGATATCAATCTGGCATTGCAGTTCGAATCTAAGGGTCTGGCAATTTGTGAAATCAATAAGCTTCCCGCCGGGTATAAAAACGGACACTATGCACCGAAGTCTATGGATGAAATCGAAGCTGCAAGTAAGAGTCCGAATATAACGGCTCCGGCTGCAAAGCCGAATACATATGCATTTCACATAGAAGATTCTGAATGGCTGACCGAGTTGAAGAAAAATCTTGAGATTACAGACAAAACAATGGGCAGTCTCAATGATTTATACACCAAAGTCTACGGCGATTTAACTGCGGCCAGCGATGAGATTGCTGATATTGAACACGCTATTGAATTCAAGACTGTGAATGCAGCACAAGGTTATCAGCTTATGGCAGAACTTAAAAGAGCTCGCCGGAAGCGTAGAGAAGCTAAGGATGCAAAGCTTTTGCTTGAAATTGTTATGAACACAAAAACCAGAGAGTGGGGAGATGGCAAGCTGGAAACTGCTATTGAGCAGCTTGGCGCTCGTCAGTTCACTCCGAAAGTTCGTAACGATCTGTTTGAAAAGAATTGAGGTACATAAAAATGACGATTCATATTTTACACGAATGTATCGACTCTAGCGATTTTTACGCGGAAGGTAATATTATTACCATTAACAAAGATAAAGAGAAGTTGTCCGAAAAGATGTTCTTGCTTTATAAGGATTGCCGGGATTCGGAAGGAAATAGTGTGAACCAAGACGAAACGTGGTGTGATTCATGTGAGGCGTCCGTTGTTAGTGAGAGCTCTGGAAATTACTATCGACATCATTGGAAAATTGACAAGTTTGAGGTGTGAATTATGATGGTATATGGAAACATAACGTGTAATCGCTATGGCATTACATGGTATGGCCCTAAATGTGGAAAGCTCTATTGTGATGAATGTCGTAAGATAATAAGAAATGAGGCATCCATTCGATGCAAGAATAAAAAGAAACATAAACCAACATTTGTTGAGATTGTGAGAATGGCAGATGCTGAAGGATTATCTTATGGTAAGTATTGCTTAAAGTATGGAATTTGAGGTGAATGTGATGAGGGCGCTTGAAAACGAAAAGAAAATCGAAAATACTGTTGCTCTTGATTTTTCTGACTACGATTCTTCTAACAAAGAAAAACGTCAGAAAGTAGTTAAAAAGAATTATAGACTGACTCGTATGGAAGCAAATCATGGGTCAGTTCAGCCAATTAAAGACAAAGAGGATATCAAACGTATTTCAGAATATTTCTGGATTAAACGTCAGTACCGTAACTGGTGTTTGTTTAATGTAGGATGTTGCACAGGATTCAGAGCAAGTGATTTGCTTCGTTTGAAGGTTTCTGATGTAGCAGCTACAGATATGAATGGAAAGGTTGTGGTGAATTTCAACGCAAAACTTCGCGTTAAGGAAAAGAAAACAAATAAGTATCGCATTCTTAAAGTTCCGGCCCCGGCACTAAAGTGTATTCAAACTTATATCAATATTGATGGATTGTCTTATGATGATTGGCTTTTCCCGTCTCGGCAAGGTAGTTGGAAAAGCTCTATGAGAACAAACGGTGGAACGAGCGTAAGCAAGTCTGATGTGTTCCGTAAGTATGATGCTAATCCAAAAGAGACGAGAGATCCACTTGATGTGGATTCTTTTGGTAGGATTATGCGTCAAGTCGGTAAGGAATTAAATCTTCCCGTCCAGCTTGGTTCTCATAGTTGTCGTAAAACCTTCGGATATCAGTTTATTGCATCTCATCCAAATGATGTAAAAGCCTTAGCTTGGTTACAGCATAGTCTTAATCATAGTAGCCAGGCAATTACGCTTCGCTATATTGGTCTGGATGAAGAAGTGGATGATGAATACTACTCTGGGATTGATTATGGCGTGGACTGCCATGAAAACTCTTGAGGTGTGTTATGGCTGATACTTATATTAAAATCTGGGATACTTATGAGAGCTACTTCGAACCTCTTAGTGCTGCTGAGGTGGGGCGTCTGGTACTGGCGATGATGAAATACAAATCGTCTGGAACGGAGCCTGAGCTCAACGGAAATGAGCGGTATGTGTGGCCTGCTGTGAAGAGAGATTTGGATAAAGATGCCGAATACATCGAAGGCAAGAGGATTTCTGGCAAAGCTGGTGGCTCATCAAGCAAGCGCAAGCAAAACGAAGCAAACGCAAGCAAAGCCAAGCTAGAGAAAGAAAAAGAGAAAGAAAAAGATAAGATATCGTCTTCGTCTTGTGATGAAACGACGACAACGACGAAACCTATTGAGGATGTTTTTCGAGAGAATATCGGAAAGCTTGGTGCTACTGGGCGGAAAGCTTTAGCAGAATATGTTGAGCGCATGGGCGACGAACTTGTACTTGCTGTGATTGGAAAGTGTTCTGATCTAGGCGGTAGTACATGGGCTTATGTGCGAAAAGCTCTGGATGAAGCAGAGTCTCTTGGCTGTAAGACTGCTGATGATTACCGCCGGGTGTGTCCGATAGGGAGCGGTCGTAATACGAGAGTGGATAGGCAAACTCCTAACGAAAGCGATTGGTTAAAAAATGCAACAAAACGTCGTTCACTGGTTAAAAGAGAGCTAAAAACAGCATAAATGGAGGTTTAAATTATGGGACTGTTACTTGGTTTGGGTCTGCTTGGTGCAGCATTTGCGATTGATGGAGTAAAGCAAGCACCGTTTGATAAGGCGTATCGCCGTCTTGAAAAAGAATGGAAGGTTTGTACTCCAGAAGAAAACAAGCGGTGTGATGCTTTGAAATATGCCGTGCAGAATGGTTTGTGCTTCGAGGATGAGGAAAAGCCTGTGATTGAGTGGCAGAAGCTGAGAGACCTTCAATGGAAATATCAGCTGGCTGGTATTTCTTGGCCGAGAGAATCTGCGATTCGAGATGTGTGCCGTCTGGCGGCTCGTGACCGTGGATTTGAGTATAAGGGATATCTGCGTAACACATTAACGTTTGGCTATATCACTGATCCGAAAAATATTTGCAAGCTTGGCATCGTAGATTGAGAGGGGTTTGAAAATGAATAACACTCGTAGAAAAGCTATTAAGCAGACCATTGACCGTTTTGATTCCATCCGTAAGAAGCTGGACGAGCTTGTGTCTGAGGTCGAAAGTGTAAAATCCGATGTTGAGGATATCCAGTGGGAAGAAGAAGAGTATCGTGATAATATGCCGGAGAACCTGCAGGGGAGTGAGCGGTATGATAAAGCGGATGAAGCTTGCACAAATCTGTCTGATGCTGTGGATGCTCTGGACAATATAATTAGTGATCTTGATTTGGATATTGATAGTGTGACTACTTCTTTGGAGGAAGCGATGGAATGATTAACACAACAAACCCATTGAGGAGAAACGCATGGGCTGTGTTCTTGTACAGAGGCAAACAAGTTTATTCGTATCTTTTGCGTAATAGCAATCTTGGGGATAAGGAACGTATGGTAGAACTGCTGGCACGAAGGTACATGACAGAGCCTGAGAATATTGTTGTAGATATTGAATTTAGAGATTGAGGTGATAAAGAATGACCGCGTTTGTAATGTTTACTTTCAATGTGGCACTGATAATAGCAGTGAATAGTAATCCGTTTGCGTTTTAAGTGGAGGCATGAATATGAAAGAACTGGAAGAAATTTACAATCGATTATATGATGAATACATTGACGCTAGACGAGAGCATTTTGAGTCTGCTCTCGATATGAAAAAGAATGGTGGCAGAATATATCTACATGGTAAAGTGCATGGGTTAGAAATTGCTATTAACATCGTCGATGAAGTGCTCGAAAGGGTTAAGGCAGAATATACCAAGGAAGCTTTTAACGTAGACCCATATAAAACCTAAATTCTATTGTGAAAACGAGTCAAATAAATAACGATAATACGTTAAAAAGAAGAGAGGCGTTAGACATGATTATTACGATGTATCGGAGGAAGTGGAAATTTTCCGTGATGAGCGCAGAAGATGCAGAAGACTTTATCCGACAGCCGCATTTTGAACAGATTCGGTTTATTTCAATCACTGAAGCTAATGGCTACCATATCGATTTTCATAAATGTGTGGGTAATATTACGTTCCTGCCACTGAAGTTTGATGATTGCACTACTGATTTAGAAGGCACTTGTATCACTGAAGTTCTGGCTAAGAACATTGTGAAATTCGTTCTGGACAATAACGAAGCAGATAAGACAGACTGGTTCTGCGTGAACTGTGGTGCTGGCGTGTCGAGATCCGCAGCTGTGTGTGCGGCCATTATGAGAATCCTGTGCAATGACGATATGCCGGTATTTACGAACAGCCACTTCTGCCCGAATATGACGGTGTACAGAGAGGTACTGAATGCTTGGATCGACCGTCTGGCTGATGAAAATGAAAATACCTCGACCGAGATATGGAATACTGTGAATCAGGATATGTAAAAAAAGGAGCGTAAAATGACGGACAGAGAAAGAATCAATGCGCTGCGTGAAGGTATTTGTAATCTGGAGCGTCACCTAGATAATGTTTGGAGAGATTTAGGGCTAAAGCCTTTTCAAAACAAGATGCAGGAGTTTCGGGCGTATGATTACTACAACACGATTCTTATGACAATTGACATTCTTGGTGGCGACTATCAGCGTAATGAAAATGGAAGTCACAAGATTTTTATTGCTGGTGTAAGAGATGATACTGAGGTGGACTGCGATGAAGATTGAGTTGACTCTTAATGAAGCACGAGTAATCCAAGACGCACTTGATGCGACAAGCCTGTGCCGGTCTGGATGCTATATGGGTTATAAGAGCGGAGACAAGGATATGTGTTTTAGGCTTGATAAAGATGGTGATTGGCGTTGTAAGCTAATGCGTGAAATTGATTCTATCAATAGCAAGCTTGAAGATGCAATGGACAAGGGGCGATAAAATCCGGGTTCTTGTGGATACTTAACAAAAGGATGTGTGGATCGATGATATAACTATTGATGACGTAGGATTATTAGTAAAAATTTGGTAATTTTGATAATTGTATTGTATTTGATCTTTGTGCGGTGTATGCTTGAGACAACCTCAATACAAACGGTCAAAATCAAAAGACATGTGGGGTTAATAATGTGGATTATGATAATTTTCCTTATGATATTGAATGCCGTGTACGCACTTGGTCTGCTAGAAGCGCTTTCTGATGCTGATGATCAGAGTGAGCAGCTGGAAATGAAACAGGGAAGGGATGGTCGAAATGGATGATTTGAAACCGTGTCCGTTCTGCGGTGGAGAAGTTGCCATTGCTGAAACAGGCGACCATTTGACAAGCTGGATGTTTATAACAAGAGGAAACGGAAAAACCGGATGCAAGTGTCGGGTATTCATGGAAAGCAAGCTATACAACTCTGATTGTTCCGAAGCTGATAAAGAAAAGATTAAGAAAGACCTTATCGAAGCATGGAACAAACGAATTTATAAAAGTTAAGTTTTAGGAGAGTTTTATATGATTGCTACAGAGTTAATTAAGATTTTGGAAAAGCTACCAAGTGATGTTTTTATCGAAACGGATAGCGGCTGGGAATGTGATGCAACAGAGGTGAATGCTGCTTATTATAGCAGTCAAAAAAATGTTTTGGTTTTAACATGGAAACCGCAAGGAAACTATAAATATTACGAGGAATCTCCAAAATGGGAGTGCGTGTTCTGCAATGTAGACAGTCATTCCCCGGTAGTGCTGCATTCTGATTTTTGATAAAAGCTGAGATTTAAGGAGTAAGTAGTTATGAAAGTTGGAGATAAAGTTTACGCTGAAGATTGGTGCGAAGGCATTATCGATGAAATCGACGGAGATACTGCCATTGTTGAGTTCACTACTTTTTGCGGACGCGGAAGACTTTCGTTTTCATTGGAAGAGCTTCAGTTAGTTGAGCCTGATAAAAACTAAGTTCTAAGGGGAATGGTTTTATAATGATTTTTACCGTAACAATGATTGACTCGTTTAAGAACGAGCAGAATGCGAAATTTAGTTCGCCAGTGTCAAATACCAAAGGAATCTACTGGATGCCGGATGACAGTTGGATCGCCGGATACTTCACAGATTTGAAAGAAGCTGTCCAGTCTGTGATTGACAATGTAGCTGACGTCTTTGAACACTGCTACAATTACGCGGTGATCGAAGGGTATGAGGAGGGATTCTATCCTGTGGCCGAGCTGACGAAGTGGTTCAAGTATGATGCCAAGAGCGACAAGGCATTTGAAATTGAACCGCCGCTGCATAATAATGTGCGTGGGTATGCTTTTTGAAGAAGGAGATAGATATGACAAGAAATGAATTGCTTGGAGCGTTATGCTTTCCAGAATATAATTTTCTTCGGGAGAATGAGCATCTTGGCAAGCATATGATGTTCGTAACGGTCGGTGGCAGTCATGCTTATGGGACAAATATTGAGGGCTCGGATCTTGATATCCGAGGTGTGGCGCTGAACTCGAAAGAAGACCTTCTTGGTCTCGGTGAGTTTGAACATTATGTGGACACTCAGACTGATACAACGATTTATAGCTTTAACAAAGCTGTGAAATTGATATGCAGTGGAAATCCCAATATGCTGGAACAGTTAGGAAATGCCGATGAACTCGTTATTAGCTATAACCCAATGACGCAGCTACTTATGGACAACAAAAACCTATTCCTTTCAAAGCGTGTGATTTACTCGTTTGGAGGTTTTGCAGGCAAGCTGATTCAGAAGTCTGATACATTAGACAAAGATCCAATCTACCATAATTCAAAGAAAATGCACAAGACGGTAATGAATGCAGTTCGTGTATACCTGATGCTCTTTGACATCTTGGAAAAAGGTGAAATTAAAACCTATCGAGACAATGATCATAACTTCCTGACGCAGCTTCGCAACGGTGAATATGATTACAAAGAGATTCGTCAGCAACTGATTCCGGCCTATGAAAGCAGATTGTCAGTTGACAAGAGCGAGACTTACCTGCCGGACAATGTTGATTGGAAGTGGGTCAACGAGCTTGTGATGACCGTAAATGAGGAGTCTTTAAAGATTTGATAAAACCAATATTTTTGAAAGGAAATGATTTTTATTAACTCTAATTTGTTAATAAATCGTGAGCAAAGTGTTGCTATTGTGTGTATCATGTGCTTACTGGCAGGGAATCTGGTATCGAAGATCAGCCCGGCGATTCAGAATCAGGAAGGCTCGTACCTTTATAATAGTAGTCCTCCAACAGCAAGTGTTATGCAGCAAGAGGGAAAAGAGCCAGAAGTCATTGTAGAGACTGTTGTTGAGACGCGGATTGTGAACTTCAGCCAGGGAAAGCGCGAACTCACCGATGAGGAACGTGCTCTTGCAGAGCAGATCGTTGCTTGCGAAGCAGGTGCTGATAGCTTAGAGGGTCAGATGGCTGTGGCTCAATGTCTTTATGATTCCGCTGTACTTGATGGTCTAACCATCCAGCAGGTCTTTAAGAAGTATGGTTATAGTACCTTATATAATAGGAAAGTGACGGCAGAGAACGAACTGGCCGTGTCCATGGTGTTTGACTATGGCGCTAAAATTTCAGACAAGCCAATCCAATGGTTTGTGACCCCGGTAGCAGCTCCTAGCAGTTGGCACGAGCGCGGAGCAACCTTTGCTGGACAATTTGGCGCACACAGATTTTATTATGACGCGAAGCTGGTTGTGGATGATGCTGAGTAAATGGCATCATCTAAAATTTCAATAAATAATACAACAAAAAGATGTGTAATATATTGACGAAAACAAAAAGATGTGTATAATGTAACTTGGAAGTTGTTTGTGTAATCGGAAGGCGGTATTTTGATGAGTGAGAAAAAGGTTTTGGAAGTTATACAGGTCGAGAATTTCTTGAAGTACATAAGAAAAAAGCGAGTGTGGGTCTGTTTTGTTTGCAATGGTGTGGATATTCACATGATCTGCAAAAGGATGGACGATATTGGCGTAGAGACACATGGGATTGTCAAAGGCATTGGATTTTTTGGAAATGAAAGTCATGTTGAGCTGCGTCAGGAGTGCCACGAAGTAAGGAGAATAGAGCTTAGGCGTGACGATAAAGAGAAAGCGTATGAGATGATCTTCGACGATACTAGCGTATTTGTATCGGAAAACCCAGAACTGTACGGGCATTAAAAATATTTTCAAAACCCCTTGACTTCTGTAACGGTATCCTGTATAATGTAGCTATGGAACGGAGCTACACTACTACAGAGGAGAAAGACTATGGATAACAATATTGACCCAAAGGTCGGAGAGGTTTGGTTGGTTGATCTATCCAATGCGACAGGTCATCAGCAGCGCGGTATTCGACCGTTCGTTGTGACAAGCAACAATAAGCGCAACTTCTTCAGCCCCACAATTAAGGGAAATCCGTTGTCTTCCAGAATACACAAGCGTTCTCCGGTTCATGTTCTACTCTCAAAGGAAGACTGTGATTTCCTAGAGGTTAACAGTATTGTTCTATGTGAAGAGACTGATACACTTAACAAAGGACAGTTCATTAAGAAACTTGGTGTCTTGTCGGAGCGTCAGATGAATATGATCGCAATGGCAAGATGCAAGGATGAACCGTTTTTGCTCGCAGCATTCCTGAGCGGCGTACAACATACTATGGAATTTCAGAATTTTGCCGCATTTGCTTGATTTTTTATAAGGTTTAATGGTACACTACATATAATAAGAAGGAGTGTGCCACTATGCTTACTGAAGAAAAGATCAAAGCTTTTGCTGAAAAGTATTCTGATAGAAGCGGTGAGTTTGTTGTATCGACGCTTAACCATGTTATGGATTACGAGGTCGAGCGTGGGTATGAGTTGTTTGACTTCACAAAAGATGATTTCGTAAAGATGTTTGCCAGATACAATTGGGTGAATTCAAGTCGGTCGTTCAGAAATGTAAAGTCAATAATTACAGGTTACATCAAAAGTGAGGATCGAGCGAGCATGTATGACTTAGCCGAATTCTCAGAGGATGATGTGAGCTCGGACAACATGTACGAGGACAAGTATTTTGCGTCAGTTGATGAATTTGTTGACTTCTTAAATAAGTACGAAGAGTCATATCAGATTCGTATGAACGTGATTGCTGTGCTATACTGGATTGGCCTTACTTCTGAAGAAGTTTCTAATCTGACGATTAACGATGTCGATTTTGAATCTCGTACCGTTCTTGGCAAAACTGATGTTGACGCGCGGCTGATGAATATCATCAAGCAGTGTTATGAAATGAAACAATACGATGCTCCAAATATGGGAGGATACAGAACATTTTATGTCATAAATGGTGATTACATTCTTCGCAAAACAGAGGATAGAACTGGTGCAGACAGTGATTCAAGAATGTCTACAAACACAATTCATAGTTATTTCACGCGCTTGAATGATATTCTCGAAAGAAGATATCATTCAAAAGCTTTAGACCGAAGACATCTGACTAGAAACGGCGAGTACGTCAAGGTTTATAACTACTGTAAAACTCATCCAGAATTTAATCTTGCAGAACTTAGTTTCGGAAATGGTAAAGATCCTCTTGCGGACATTATCGGAAGAAAGTGCAGCAAGGTTGCCTACATTAGTTTCCGACAAGGATACAAGGGCTGGGTAGAGTACTTCCATAAAAATTAAAAACAGGGGGCTTCGGCCCCTTGATTTTAATACAATAGCTATATAACACAGGACACTTATTAGAAAGGGAAATGTAGATGAGAACGCTTTTGCTGTTCCGTGGAGCACCAGGTTGTGGGAAGTCCACCTATATTAAAGAGCATAATCTTGAGCAGTACGTATTGAGTGCTGATACACTTCGCCTTATGTGCCAGAGCGCACAGGAAACATCTGCCGGGCAGATGGAGATTTCTCCGCAGAATGATGATGTTGTATGGGAGATGCTTTTCAAACTGCTTGAGGTGCGTATGAGTCATGGTGAGTTTACCGTGATTGATGCAACGAATTCCAAGACGGTCGAAATGAATCGTTATAAGAATCTTGCAAAACAGTATCGTTATCGGATGTATGTTATTGACATGACGGACCTTCCGATTGAGGAATGCAAACGAAGAAACGCTCAGAGAGAATGGCTGAAGCGAGTTCCTGAAGCGGCCATTGATAAGATGTACGCTCGGTTTGCTACTCAAAAAGTTCCTTCTGGCGTGACAGTTCTTCCTTCTACTACGGATGTGATGTCCGATTTGAACTACTGTCCGAATGACTTCAACCAGTGGAAGAAGATCCATGTCATCGGTGACATTCATGGCTGCTATACTTGTTTAAGTGAATACCTTGGTGAGATGAAGGACGACGAACTTTATATCTTCGTTGGTGATTATCTCGATCGTGGAATCGAAAACGTTGAGGTATTCAAGTTCTTGTGTGATGTTGTAAATAACAACCGCAAGAATGTGATCCTTTTGGAAGGGAATCACGAGCGTTGGCTAAACAAGTGGGGGCATGATGAACCGGTTCAGTGTGAAGAGTTTGCAAACTACACTCGTCCGCAGCTCTTTAAAGCCGGTATTGACAAGAACACTGCTCGTAAGATCTATTCCAGAGTCGGCCAATGTGCCTACTTTGAGTATGATGGGAAGCGGTATTTCGTGAGCCACGGTGGTTTGAGTTATCTGCCTTATTTTCTTCCATTTGTGTCTGCTGATCAGATGATTAAAGGTGTAGGTCGCTATCCTGATATGCTAACTGTGGCTGAGTCTTGGGAAAAATCGATGCCGGATAGCTACATTCAAATCTTCGGTCATCGAAATGTGCAGGATGTTCCTATTGATATGGGTCATCGGTGCTACAACCTAGAAGGAAAAATCGAGTTTGGTGGATATCTCCGTTGCGTGGAACTTGAACACGGTCAGTCAATCAAATGTGTAGAAACCAAGAACGATGTGTTCCGAAAAGAGGGGCCAAAGACTGAAACTGCCGTTGAAATGAAAACTGAGTTTGATAACGCAGAACTTGTTAGTAAGATGCGTCAAAGCAAATATGTGTTTGAGAAGCGATTTGGAGATATTTCTTCTTTCAACTTCTCTCGTGAAGCATTTTATAAGAAGCACTGGGATGAGGTTTCTACCAAAGCAAGGGGATTGTTCATTAACACAAAGACGAATAAGATTGTAGCTCGAAGCTATGATAAGTTCTTTGCGGTCGATGAGCGGAATGAAACGAGAATTGGTAACCTACAGAACACTTTGAAGTTCCCGATGACTGCATATCTAAAAGAGAACGGATTTCTTGGTATCATTTCGTATGATGCAGAACAGGATGGTCTGTTCATTGCAAGTAAATCCACTCCTGGAGGGCCTTTTGCAGATATGTTCCGAAAGATTCTCATGGATACGACTTCTGATGAAGACCGTAATAATCTGAAAGAAGTTGCAAAAGAGAATGGTTCCATCATTTTTGAGGTGATTGATCCTGTGAATGATGCTCATATCATCGAATACAAGAAACCGCACATTGTTTTGCTGGATATTGTTGCGAATGATATGAACTTCAGTGTGATGGATTACGATGATCTGAAGCGTGTTGCTGAAAAGTGTCATTTGCAGATTAAGGAGAAGGTTAAGACTTTTGAGAACTGGAGTGAATTCTATCCTTGGTACGAAGAAGTCATGAATGAGAATTATTTGTATCATGGTTTTGAACACGTTGAAGGCTTTGTTTTGCGAGACAGCAACAATTTCATGCTTAAGATGAAGCTTCCTTATTATAAGCACTGGAAGTTCTTGCGTGGTGTTATGCAGAGCGTTCAGAAGCGTGGCTATTACGAAAACACTGCCAAGCTGTTTACTGCTGAAGATAATTTGTTCTATGGTTGGATGCGTGAGCAACGAGAGAAAGACCAGGAATCTTTTTGCAAGAAGGGTATTATTCAGTTACGGAATGAATTCTATGAGAATCGGCACGAATAACTAAGATATTTTCTTCCTCCGAAATGCCCTGCGCGGGGCTGACAGCCGGGAAAGACCGGCATATATAAGCGGCTATGGCGTAATTGGCAGGCGCGACAGACTCAAAATCTGTTGGTGAAAATCCGTGTGGATTCGAGTTCCACTAGCCGCACCATGAAAATCAGTTGTCCCAGTTAGATCGGGGATTGGCCGTTCATTGGCAAACGACAGGCATCACACCGGTAAATGATGCTAAGCCAAATAAGAAGGGAAATAAGGTGCAAGCCGAGTAGCTATCGGACGAATACCCTTCAGGTAGCCAGTAAACTGGAACGTAAAACGAATGTTGGCTGTTTCTGATTTCTTTATAAGCCGTTGTGGTGAAATTGGCAGACACGAGGGACTTAAAATCCCTTTCTGGAGACAGAGTACGGGTTCGACCCCCGTCGGCGGCAT